TCGTTGACGGTGTGGAGTTGCCTCTGTCTGCTGCGGAACTAGCTGCGTGGCAGGCGCTGCAATTTGAGGCACCGAATGTGCAGTGGGCAGCCGTTCGCCAAGAGCGCAATGCCATTCTCGCGTCCAGTGACTGGACGCAACTGCCCGATGCGCCAGTTAATGCCACAGCATGGGCTGAGTATCGCCAAGCCTTGCGGGACATCACGCTTCAATTTGATCCGTTTTCAGTCATCTGGCCAGTAGCCCCCCAAGGATAGCTGATGCTCACCCCCATCAACATAAGGTCTAAGCCCGGCATCAAGCGGGATGGCACGAAGTTCGAAGGCGCGAACTACGTTGATGGTCAGTGGTGCCGTTTTCAGCGTGGCCTGCCAAGGAAGATGGGTGGCTATCGTCAGATCAGCAACTTCGCCTTGGGTGTCGTTCGCCAGTTCCACACGCAGGCCCTGAACAACTTCGTGTACACCCACATGGGCTATGGCGACGGACTTCAGACGATGACGATTGACTCGCTCGGCAATGCCAGCGCGCCAGTGGTCCGCACCCCATCCGGGTATTCCGGTGGCGACAATTACATGTGGTCGTTCGATGCCATGAACGATGGCGCTGGCGGGGGCTCAGTGATCATTGGCGTTGCCACCAATACGGCAAACGACATTTCGAACGCGGATGCAAAGCAGGTCTACATCGGGAACATTTACGCGACGACTGCTCTCACGGCCATCTCAGGCCTGACAGTATCAGGTGGCGTCTGCGTGCTGCATCCTTACCTGTTTGCCTTTGGCACGAACGGCCTCGTCAAATGGTCTGACGCCAACGACCCAACCAACTTCACGACTGGCGATGCGGGTGATGCGTTCATCTCAGCGTCCAAGGTGGTGAAGGGCCTGCCTCTGCGCGGCGGTGGTCAGACGCCTGCTGGCCTGTTCTGGACGCTCGATAGCATCATCCGTGCAAGTTACACAGGCGGCACGGACGTCTTCTCGTTCGACACGATCAGCTCGTCCTCATCGATCCTCTCTGCCAACAGCGTCATCGAGTATGACGGCATCTATTACTGGTGCGGCATTGACCGCTTCCTGATGTACAACGGCGTCGTGCGTGAGGTTCCAAACGATCTGAACATCAATTACTTTTTTGACGGCCTCAATGAGGAGCAGTCGAACAAGGTATTTGCATACAAGGTTCCGCGCTACGGCGAGATCTGGTGGTGCTATCCACGCGGCTCGGCAACGGAATGCACGCACGCGGTGGTTTACAACGTCCGGGAAAACACATGGTACGATACTGAGCTTCCCAACGACGGTCGCTCAGCCGGCATTTATGCGCAGGTGTTTCATTCTCCCGTCATGGCTGGCATCCTACCAGTGCTGCCGATTGATGGCTCGCCTCGCATAACGGAGGCTAGTGACCTCCGCATCACAGAGGATGATAACCAGCGCATCACCGACACTGGCTACAACGGCTATAAAATCTGGCGCCATGAAGTTGGCAGCGATGAAATTGATGGCACGTCAATCAACGCAATCGAGAGCTATTTCGAAACAGGCGACGTCAGCAACCTTACCGCAGAGACGCCAAACAATGCCGCGATCCGCATCAGTATGATTGAGCCCGACTTCGTGCAGACCGGCGACATGTCCGTGCAGATCACGGGCCGTATCAACGCCCGCGCGCCTGAGGTTAATTCAGAGGTTCGCTTCTTCCCGGCTGTGGCCAACACACCGGAAGAGCAACAGGTGTTCTTCAAGGAGCAGCGCCGCGAACTGCGCTTTAAATTTGTCAGCAACACGGTTGGTGGGAACTATCAGATGGGTGATGTTATCGCGCACATTGAGTCGACAGATCGTCGTTACCAGTCATGATTGATCCACACGGCATACCCACGTTCGACCTCTGGGCAGACTTCAGCTACCCTTTGCTGGAGCAATATGGCGTTATTACGCAGTTCATGCCCGGAGACGATTGGAAAATCTGGGGATCTGGGATATTGGCGCTTAACGGGATAGCTCAGACCGGAGCGCCCAGTACGTATATGTTTGATGATTGGCGTGAGTGGGTCATGCTGTTCAATGAAGCTTTGAGTCAAGGGGAATAGACGTGGCGATTGCAGGAATTTCTGACGCAGACCTCGCCTCTCTTTATGCGTTCAATCCGTCCAATCTAAACTTGGCTGGCATTGGAAGTGTTGGCCCCGTCAGTGGCGCTGGTGTTTATGGCGGCGAGACGCGGTCGTTCACAGCCCCGCTATCGAATAAGGGCAATGCGACGTCCACGCTCAATAGGAACAACATCTACGAAGTCACTCCGGATAGCGCCGTCATCGTTGTCGACAACGCGACGGGTAAGGTTGTTTATTCAGGCATCGGATATGACGCCGCCGCAAAGGCGAATGAGGTTGCTCAGGGCCTGTCGGACACGGGCGGGAATAAGGCGACATGGGATATCATGGTTAACACGCCGGGTATTGAGCAATATGGCGGAAATGCAGGGTTTAATTCCGTTGCCCATGAGAAGGTAAACCTGACCACCGCTCAAATTGGGCTTCAAGTTCTCAGTGTCGCCGCGCAGATCGGCGTTGCTGCGGCCACGGGAGGGTGGTCACTGCCAGCCCAGATGGCCGCAGCGGGCGGCACCGCCGCTGCTTTTACCATCGCTCAGGGCGGCAGCCTTGAGGATGCAATTAAAGCTGGCGTCATGGCGGCAGCCCCAGTTCTCGGCGCTGATAAGCTTGGCCCTATAATTAACAAGGGTCTAAACACGGCCTCAGCAACGGTCGGCAAGGCGCTTGGCGCAGGCCTTAGCTCAACAACAGCCGGGCTTTTGACGGGTCAGGATCTTGGAGATGCAATCAAGTCTGGCGTGATATCTGGAGTTACCACGGCGCTTGCACCTGAAATTAAAGACCTACTCAAGGGCGATGGCGGAATTAGCAGCGGCAGCAGCAGCGGCGGTGGCGGTGGCGGTGGCGGTGGCGGTGGCGAAATTGTGGTCACCGGCAATGTCACCCCCGGCATTGGCTTCTCCGGCCCGACCTCGAACACTCCTCCAAGGTCTTCAGCCACGGATTCCGCTGGCGAAATTGTGGTTACCGCCGGGTCGACGCCGGGCATTGGGGGGCTCATTACGGTTCCGGGACTCTCCAATCTAGACCCTCTTTCTCTTGAGGTTAACGACATTCCTGAAGTTCAGGATGTGCCTGCTGATGATGCGGAAGCCGATACCGCTGTGGATAATATCGTTGTTGAGGGCACTGGCAATATGGCTGGCATTGGTGGCACCACCCCCATCAGCACCGACACGAACGCCAACGTCGATACCAACACCGATACCGCTGTGGATAATATCGTTGTTGAGGGCACTGAAAATATAGCTGGCATTGGTGGACCAGATATTCCTTTAAACACAAACACGAACACCAACGTCGACACTGGTGCTGACACCGCTGTGGATGAGATTGTCGTTGAGGGCGGCGAGGACACGGCTGGCATTGGCGGCGGGCCCCTCTCAACCAATATGACGGATGTCGGTGATCTCATTAACAGCGATGACTTCCAGCGGGAGGTCGCAGAAGAAGAGGCTGATAAGGACGACAAATCAATCCTCGACATTGCCAAGGATGCGTCCAAGATTGTTGGTGCCGTGGCCGCAGTTGCAGGCGCAGTTGCTGGCTCCGGCAGCGATGGCGGCAGTAGCGGTGGCGGTAACAGCGGCCCCGGCCTCACACTCAACCCAAATGTGCTGACCCCAACAATCCCGGACGGTGGCATTGGCGCCGTTGATGGAGTCGGCGGTCGCTATCCATACACGCCGACAACCTATGGTATTGCTGGCGGCGATCAAGAGACTGAGTACGAATTCTTCACCCGTTCGCGGGCCAATCCTGTCGCAGCTCCTGTTACCACCCCAGCCGCCGCGCCCGGACGGAAAGAAGGTGGTGAAATCAACGATGACATGGTAAAGCATCTTGTCGAGTATCGGAAAGGCGGTGGTCACCAAGGTCCGGGCAAGGTAACGGGCATTGGCAGCGGTCAGGAAGATCTTATTCCGGCATGGCTCTCAGATGGCGAATACGTCTGGAGCGCGCAGGATGTTGCCGATCTGGGCGATGGCTCGACCGATGAGGGGGTTCGCCGCCTAGATAAGATGCGTCAGATGGTTCGTCGGCAGGCAGGCCGCAAGGATGTAAAAAAGATTGCAAAGCCCCAGAAGGGCATAGATACAATGCTTAAAGCCGTTGGAGGGCAAGCGTAATGGCAGACACAAAAACCGTCACAGAGACTAGTCTCCCTCAGTGGCTTGTTGACGCCTATACCAAGGCTCTCACTAAGGCCGGTGAATCCGTCGGTCAGGGCTATAAGAAGTACACCGCTGGCCCGCGCATTGCCGCTTTCACGCCGCAGCAGCTTCAAGCTTACGAAATGGTTTCCAAGAACGTCGGGAACTATAAGCCCTACGTCAATGCTGCCGGGAATTATATTTCCAGTGGAACCGAATCTTTCACCGATCCCGGCGTCGTGGCTCAGTACATGAACCCGTACACGGAAAACGTCGTGTCTGGGATTGGATCCGCAGCGGGTCGCAATCTCTATGAGAACCTGCTGCCTCAGGTGAACCGCACCTTCGTTGGCGGCGGTACGTTTGGCGGCAGCCGCAGCGCTGAGTTCACGGCGCGTGCGGTGCGCGATGCGAATGCGCTGGCGCTTGCTGAACAGAACAAGGCCCTGCGTGAGGGTTACGAAAAGGGCATGGGGCAGTTCAACACCGAAGCTGATCGCTATCTATCGGCTGCAGACAAGGCCGCAGCGCTTGGCGCAAGCATTCAGGGCATGGCTGGTAAGGATGCGGCGGCGCTTGAAGCGGCTGGGCGTCAGCGGCAGTTGCAAGAGCAGGCTGCACTTAGTCTGCTACGGTCGGACTTCGAAGATCAGCGCGATTATGATTACAACGAGGCAAAGAAATACATCGACCTTGTTGGGCAGCCAAGCGCTAGCGGAGCTGGCACCAAGACTCAAACCGCCCCCGGCCCGAACACGACAGCCCAGACGATTGGCGCTCTGGCTGGTGCGGCTGGTACGATTGCTGATATCTTTACTGGTAAGAAAGACGGTGGCCCCATTAAAAAGCGTGTCCCGAAGATGGGCATCGGCTGGCTGAAGGATGTGAAATAATGGCCAATCGGATTAGTCGTAGCGACGCAATGCGCCTTGCAGTTGAGATGAAGCGTCAGGGTCAGGCTCCGGGCGTTTCCCTTGAGCAGTTGGTCCAAAACATCATGCTACCGGCGGGTCCGGGGCAGACGGCGAATCCTCAGCCGGAAGGGGTCGGCGGCGTCTTTAATGCTGCCACGCCCACTCAAGTCGCGCAGCTGTTAGGCCCAGCGACCGCGCCTCCGCCGGTAGTTGTCACGCCCGGTTCGCGCGCGCCGGAGAAGGAGGGCGTTGAAATCAAGGCGCCACCTCCGCCGCAGCAGTACGAAAATCCCTATCTACTCCTTGCTCGTCAGCAACGGCAGAAGCTTGAGGCTATGGCTGCGCCGGGTGAGAATGCCACCGTTGATCAGGTGGCTGCGTATAACCTGCTCAAGGCCAAGGCTGCGCGCGCTCAGGCTGAGGCTGACGTAACGCAGGCCGCGCAAATTCGCCCCGAAGAAGAGCAGATCTTTGCTGGCCGTGAAAGCCGTGCCGGTGAGAGGCTTGCTGAGCTTCAGAAGGAGCGCAAGAGTTCGAAGTGGAAGGCACTTGCTGAAGCTGGCTTCAAAATGGCTCAGAGCAACAGCCCGTATTTTATGCAGGCTCTGGCTTCCGGCATGGAGGCTGGCGTCAAGGGGTATGATGCGCGCAAGGCCAAGATGGATGAAGAGCAATCCCTGCTGAAGGATCAGTCAGAGAACGTAAAGCTTGCGCGGATTAAGGCAATTGATGCGGCACGGGCTCAGGCGCTGGATGCATATCGCGGCGGTGACAGGGCTGCCCTGCAAGACCTGCAAATGCTGGAAGCCGCGCGTGCAGACACCATCTCTGGCAAGACGGCTGAATCGCGTGTTGAGGCCGCGAATTTGGTGCCTAAGGTTACGTTGGCTTCGATTGCAAAGGACGAGGCGGCGGCTGAAGCTTACCGTGCGGCGGCAGACAAGGATCGCCGCACTGATCCGAACCTCCGCAGTAGCGGCGGTGGGGGCGGCGGGGGCGGCGGGGGTATGGGCGCGAAGGGCGCCACGGGCACACTGAATGGGCTGATAAGGCAGGAAGGCGTTTACCAGCGCACGATCAACGACCCACTTACGCCCAAGGCTCAAAAAGATGAGGCCCGCGCTGCCCTAAAGAAAGTCAGGATGGAAATTGCATGGGTGAAGGCGTCTATGGGCCTGCCCGGCGGGCAAGCTGCTGCCCCGACCGGGGGTGGCGCTCCGCAGGCAACTATGCAATACGTTCCCGGTAAGGGGCTGCAGCCCGTAAGGTAGCACAAAGGGTCCGCGATGCCAGTCGTATTTGTTCCGGGTAAGGGTAACATCCAGTTTCCGGATGACATGACCCCGTATCAGATCCAGCTTACCATTGAGCGGGAGATTATCCCCAATCGCAAGCCGGATACTATCAGTGCGCCGAAGCAGCCTGAAAGCACGATATGGAATGCCATCAAGGGAATTGGTGCGGATTTAGCTGCCGCCCCTTCTGCGTTTCTGGCGACCGTTCAAGATATTTCTGCGGGCGATATTGCTGAGTTTGCTACAGGGAAAAAGGGCGTCGGCGCAGCCATAGACGCCGTCTTCCCTGATATTTATGGGCCTGATCGTGCAGAGCGCGCCGCACGCGCAGAGCGCTTTGGTGCAGTCGCTGCACGCACACCTGAAAAGCAGGCCGCTCTTAGTGCGCGGGCGAGGGCTGAAGCTGCCGCACCGAACATTGAAAGCCCTGTTGGTCGTATGGCGTATATCGCTGCAAGTTCTTTGGCTCAGAATGCGCCGGGCATTATTGCATCAGTGGCCACCGGAAACCCAATTCCAGCCGTGGCCAACATCGGCGCGATTACATTTCCTGAGGCATACCAGCGGTATGAAGAGCGTGGCGGGGCTCCGCAGGAGGCGCTTACCGGGGCTACGGCAGAAACCGTTACCGAAATTGCGACAGAGATGCTTCCCCTTGGTGTGGTCGTCAAGCAGCTTGGCAAGGTTGGCTTTGGCAAATTCCTCAAGGAATTTCTTGGTCGTGAGCTGATCGGTGAGGAAATCGCCACGATCACGCAAGGCGCAATCGACACTGCCATTGCGAACCCAGACAAGACGTGGGGTGATTACGTCAATGAACTCCCCATGCAGATGGTGGAGACGGCTGGCTCGACGCTGCTCACAGGCGGCGCTCTGGCTGGCGCTGGGGCCATTGCCAAGCGCATCACAGGCGCACAGGAGCCTACAGAGGAAGCGCCCGCCGCAAAGCGCGCTGCTGAACAGGCGCCCCCACCACCACCGCCCGCTGACTTTGCTCAGAAGCTGGGTGAGGTCGGATCCAAGATTATCCTCAACGAACCCGGCGGTGCCAACGAGTACATCTATCGCGGCATGGATGAGGGTGGTCGCGTCATCATCGAGGCTGAAGATGGCTCGATGTTCGCCGAAGACCCGGCTGAAATCAATGCCGCCATCGACGTTGGCGCAGTTGTGCCGACTGAACCGTTTGTTCCGGGCGTTGCGTTTGGCGAGCCTGTGGCAGATGAAGCCGCTGCATTGGCAGCCAAGGTCGATGCAAGGGAAGTCGATTTTAATGCGCGTCTAGATGCTGAAGAAGCGAAGCTGAACGAACTCCGTGAAGAGGCACTGAGGTTGAAGGCGGAGGCGGAAAACAAGCCAGTATCGCAGCCTGAGCCTGCGCCCGCTAGTGGCGGCGGATTTCGCATAGAAAACGGACGCAAGGTATTTAAATTTAGTGATGAACTAGATGAAGATGCTGCGCCTTCTGCTTCAGCGCCTGCGCCTGAGCCCAAAGGTAAGCCAATCTCAAGCTTCACGGCTGAGGTCGAAGAGCCCGCAGGTAAGCCGATCTCGTCGTTTGCACCTGCGCCAATGACAGTTCAAACGCTTCCCCAGCAACTTCTAATGGCCGCGCGTGAGCAGCCGGGGGGACTCATTCCTGCTGGTTCACTCTCTCAACCGGAGGTCATGGCCCTTGAAGAGGCTGGCATTCCCAAGAATGAGAGCGGGGATTATGAGGCCTACGCGCTGATTGATGAGGCTGACCGCCGTTATAAAATTGGTGAGATCGACAATTCGATGTCCCAATATGACAATAGCCATATCTCTGGGCTTCAGCAGCGCTATGGGGTCGAGGTCGCACCAGCACCTGCACCGCCCGCCGAATCCATCGCGCCGCCAGAGCAGATGCCCATCGACGAAGATGTCGGGCCCTACATGCAGGAGTATGACAGGTTTCGCACATCTGCTCAGAAGAGCCAGATTGAGAACGATGCCCGTAAGATCGCAGCCGCACGCGGCGCGCAGAGCGTTTCAAAGGAGGACATGTTTAAGGCAGCTACTGCGTTTGACGATGCGCGCTTCAAGACGCCGGAGAAACCAAAAGAAAAATTCACGATCCAGCCGCTACCGCCTGCACCTGCGCCCGCCGCGCCTCGCGCTGTCGGCAACAAAGCCACCGTCACTATCCCGGCGACCCGCAACAAGGTCGAGGTTCAGGATGAGCTTCTCGATCTGGCTGACGTGAAGTTCGCTGAGGGTGAGCTTCAGAACCGTGATCGCAGTCGCCCGCAGACGCAGCAGTTCTTGCGCCGGTTCACCAGTGAGTTTGATCCGGAAGGTCTGGGCGAGGACAGGTCAACAGATCGCGGTGCGCCGATTATCAACAAGGACAACGTGATCCTCAGTGGCAATGGCCGCACGATGGGCCTTGAAGAGATTTACGAGAAGTACCCAGAACAGGCTGAGAAGTATCGCCAGTTCCTACGGGATAACGGCTGGAACATCGAGGGCATCGAACGCCCCTTTTTGGCCCGGCGCCTCCTGTCTGACGTCGATGAACGTGAGTTCGTCACTGGCTCCAACGAGGCAGACATCGCGGCCCTGTCTCCGCCGGAGCAGGCTGCGCAGGACGCGCAGGACATCCTCAAGCCTGCGGTTCTGGCAAAGTACAACGGCGGTGATCTGAAGGCTGCAAAGAACGACGCCTTCGTGTCTGCCTTCCTTGCGGAGATGAGCCCGCAGCAGCGCGAAAACGCAATGGACGACAAGGGCAACATCAGCTCTCAGGCTCTTAAGCGCATTGAGAACGCGCTGTTGTACAAGGCGTATGGTCAGGCTGGTCGGGCGTCTAACATCTTCATCAGCAAGGCGATGGAGCGCAGCGACGATGACACCAAGACGCTGACCAACGCTCTGGTTGATGTCGCAAAGGACTGGATCAAGTTCCAGCAGGCTGTCAAGAATGGAGAGGTTGACAAAAAGTACGACATCACTGGCAAGTTGATGGAAACGGTTGGCACTGTGTCTGACATCAAGACCAGTGGCAACAGCGTCTCAGGTGCGTTGCGCAGCGAAGACATGATCACGCCAATGGATCCGTTTGTTAAAGAAATCCTTATGGCTTTCCACAACGACAATCTGACCCGTATGCTCAGCAAGAAGGCTATCGCTGAGAAGCTCCAAAGCTATACTGATATTGCGGCCAATCAGCAGGCTGAGCCTGACATGTTTGGCAAGGCGGAGACGCCATCTGCGCGGGACATTTGGAAGCGGGTTGATGCCGGTGAGGGGGTTCAGCAGCCAGAGTTGTATCAGATAAAGCCAGCTCAGGCTGAGGATGCCGCAACCTTGAAGGAGACGATTGATCGTCAGCCGGGAGAGACCGCCGCTGAGAAAGTCTTTAGCTTGGCGAAGGCCCAGTACGATCAGACCCCGAAGAAGGACATCATTGATCAGATCACGCCATACGATGCGCAGTATGAAACCATTCGCTCGACGCCCGGCATGAATGTCGAGCGCATGGCGAATATGGTTGGCTGGCAGATTTATGGCGACCCAACAAACATGGGCCAGACCTGCATCAAGGAAGTTCTACAGAACTCATTTGACGCAACTCGGTCTGCAATAAACGACGGCCAGATCGAGCAGGGCAAGATCGAGGTGTCGGTGTCGACCGATGGCCGCACCCTGACGGTTAAAGATAACGGGACCGGCATGACGCCCGGAATTCTTGGCGGCAAGTTTCTTGAGATTGCAGGTACTGCCAAAGAGGGTGAGAAGAACGCCGGCGGCTTTGGCATTGCCAAGATGTTGTTCCTTTACGCCAATAAGAATGTCCGGGTTATCACCGCACGCGACGGAAAGGTTGCTGAGCTTGAGGTCACTGGCGATCGGCTCTTCAGCTCCCTCGGAAACCCTGAGAACGCGCCTTATATCAATGTCCGTGAAATTCAGGCAACCGACAGCGACCTGTTTCCAAATGGTCATGGCACCGTCATCCAGCTAACTCTGCATGAAACGATCAAGGAAAAGGGCAGGACGTTTGATATCAAGCCGCTTCCCGGCTACGTTCATTCGGCCACGCCGTTGGTGCGCAGCCCATTGTTCGCAAACATCGATGTTACTTTTGTCGATGAGCATTACAAGGATCTTCCGGATACTGTTGAAATTGGGTCTAACTTCCCAATTCAGGATTACACCCAGTTTGTTGGCGTCAAGTTCCCTTGGGGCACCGCGAAGGTCTACGTAACGAGGAACCAGACCGGCCAAAAATATGGCGACAACATGCACATCCTATCAAACGGGCTGTGGCAGTTCTCCACTATTGTTCAAACTGATCCAAGCAAAGTGTACGGAAACCCAGTGCCGTACACATTTTACGTGGACATTGTCCCATCGGTAAAGCCTGACGAGTACGGATACCCATTTGATTTTAACCGTCAGGGCTTCACAGAAGAAGGTAAGGCCGACTTCAGGAAGGTGAAGGACTACATAGATGCGATCTATGCCTACAAGAGCAGGGCCGGGGAAGCGACGAGCTTTGGCAGCATCCAGTATTTTGGCGCGGATGGAAAGCTTGGCCCTGTCATTGACCTGACGCCAGACATTCCGGCTCAGGACACGGCCTTTACGAGGATTTCTGAGGGCGATGAGATAACGCTTAATGCTGATGGGGATCTCCTTGTCAACGGAAAGCTGATGCCTGAACTCACGCCGGATCAGCTAAAGTCTGGAATTCCTAGCGCTTCGGAACTCAAGGTTGATCCTAGCATGATCAACTTCGATGCCGTTATGGTTCATGACAACACCAGTGTCGTCACCGTTGGCGGCAACAACAAGACCCCGCCATACATCTCAGAATTTATGCGGGATAAGTTTGGTGAACGCTTTGATGAATATATGAATTATGTTGGCGGCACGTTCATGAAGCTTCGTCAGGAAGTGTCGCGCGTCATGAATTATCCCGACCTTCTCAATGAGGCTGTTGGCATCTCGATGGATCCGGAATATCGGGGCGTGTCCATCACTATTCCGTTTGGCGGCAGCTTTGTAAATCCGCTTGTCCCTGAGTTTGACGGACCCTTCGAAGCGGGCTATGGCCTGTTTGGAACCATGATCCATGAGCTTGCGCACCACAAAGTACGCAGCCATGATCATCGCTTCCCTGCGGAAATGCAACGCATTCTACTGAAGATGAAGTCCGACAAGGTATTTCCATTTCAGCAGTTTGAAGATAATTTTGCAGACACGATAGCGGCAGACTATAGCGACATCATCAAGGCAGGCGTGGAGCTTTTCAATGGCAAAAACCCAAACATTAGCATCGAATATCGCGGCAACCGTTTTAAAGACGGCTCTCCAGAGTCGACATCCAAAGGAGTTCGCGCTCGGAAGGCTGAAGGCGATGTCGGCGCTGGCGGAGCAGGAGGCACCGGGCAACCAGTACTCAGCGGTTCTGGACAAGGCGGTCGCGGACCTGCAAAACGGGGTGAAGATCGGACACCTAGCGAAGCGGCTGGAAAAAGCCTAAGCCCAGAGCGGCAGGCGGAGCGGGTTTTCCGGACCCTCATCGATGGTGATGTCGCCAAAATGAAGCAGGCGATTGCGGAGGCGCAAAAGCCTGATAACAAGATCATGGATGAGCGTGCTGACATCCAGAAAAAGAACAGGGGCTGCGACTGATGATTGGCTCTAACTGCTCAATCGACATGACTGACAACATCCTCGACAAGCAGGATGAGGTTGATGACAGCCTGCGCAATGTTGACATGGTTCGCAACATGGGCGCGATTGGATCCATCGTCACGACCGGCACGTCGCTGGCGCGGAAGAGCAAATACTTCCAGCGGATGCATCAAGCCACAAATGACAAGGTCAAGATGCGCAACTTCCTCATGGCTGAACATGAGGATATGCTGGAGGAAGTGAACCGGCTGCCGCAGGAATCTAAGGATAGGCTGAACGCCGTCCTTGAGTACCTGCGCCTATCTGAGACGGATGTACGGGACACTGGCCGGTCGTTCTCGATCAAGACCCGTGACATCGAGCAGAAGGGTCGTGATGGTATTACGCGCTCGGTTATGCCCGCACTGTCCACGCCGGGCGACGTTCTTTCCCTGACTAAGGCGGAGACAGTCAAGCTCCATGAGATCCGCAAGTACCTCGACAACCGCTACACGCTGAACGGCAAGTCGATGCTGGCAGCAGTCGGCTACACTGGTGAGTACAGCGCCGACGCAATTACAAATGAAGTCGAGGATGAGGTATTCCGTAACGAGCTGCTGCGCCTGTTCGATGCTATCGAGCGCAAGCGCCTGACATCCTACATCCCGTTCATGCGCTCAGGCGATACGCGCATCATGGTCTATGGACCAGACGGCACGATTGAAAGCGGCGCATTTGTGATGCTCGACAGCATGAACTGGGCCAAGGACTTGGTCGGGCCCGCCCTCGCGTCCAAGATACCTGATCCCAACATCGACGCAAAGATTAAGGAAATCAAAGAAAAGTTCCCGGCTGCGAACGGGTTCAAGGTCGTTGTCACACGCCGTGAGGGTGACGTTGACAAGCGCCTGACTATTGATGACCTGACCAATCTCGACAAGCTGCTCAACCTCATGGACGCCCGCTCTGGTGACATGATCAAGAACTATTTTGACAAGACTCTTGGCGGGATGTTCGATGCCGAAACGCTTGAGCGCCTGAGCAGTGGTGAGGCCACGATGTTGGCCAAAGGCTTCGTCAGTGATCTGGACAAGAACGTGCGCTCCGTCCTGATGGAAGACCTGATTGTTGGGTTCATGAAGGAGTCGCGCAACATTCCCGGCTACGACACGAACTTCACGGACAAGCTGCTCGATTACAATCGGATCGTCGCCACGACCGTGTCTCATCGGATGTACCGCGAAGAGTACTCAAAGGCGTATGATGATCTGAAGCGTAAAGTTGCAGAGCCTGAGCGCCGCTATGCTGAGAAATGGGACGAATACGTCGATAGCCCGGAGAATGCGATCTGGCGTGCGATGCGCACCATTGGCTTCTTCAATTCGATGTGGGGCAGCTTCTCGTCGTCAGCCGTGAACGCGATGTCGGTTTGGACGGTGACCGCGCCGCAGATGACGATCATGAAAGCATCGGCTGGTCTGGATATTTATAAGACGGCAGTGCAAGTCACGGCAGGCTTTCGCGGGGCCGTTGGGTATGGCCTGCACGTTGACCCATACGCCATTCCCGGCATTTCGAAAGATGAGCGCGATGCCTTAATCCTTGCCAATAAACGCGGCACCGTTCGCGCTCAGATGAACCCTGAGCTGATGGGTGTCGAAGCTGGCATGAACATGAGCAAGGCAAGCGCCCTCAAGAAAACCGCGGGCCGCTATTTCCAGTACGGCGCCAGCGTTGTTTCGGTCACCGAAGAGATGAACAAGGCGGCAGCGTTTATCGTGGCGTATCGCTATGCCAAGGATCGCACCGCGCTTGCCAATTGGAAGAAGGCCTTCGCCGACAATGAACGCGCCAAGACGATCATGGAAAGGGGTTCCGACCCGTTCGATGTCGCTGAGTTCATGGTCGAGACAAACACCTTCATGGGTGGTCAGATTGAAAAGCCTCCGATCATGCGCGGTGCCGGCGGCGTGATCCTTCAGTTTTCGCAATATCCCCTTCAGCTTGCCAATCTCCTGTATCAGAACTTTGCCAAGCAGGGTGCGCGCGGACGCATTGCTGGCATGTTTACGCTGACGACGATGTTCACAGTGTCCGGGCTCCTGTTCGCCATTCCGTTTGGCGATGACGCCATTAATATTTTTGAGTGGCTGACTGAGAAGATTGGAGGCAAGAAGCGCGACTTCCGCACTGAGACGCAACAGGTGTTGGCTGATTACCTTGGGGGCGGCGAGGAAGGTCGCCGTGATGCTGAGACAATCATGCGCGGCCCATTCCGGTCGCTGCTTAACCTGAACATCGGTGAGCGCATTGGCTCCACGTCGATGATGCCAGAGCTGGGGGATCCGGTGTCCGCCATCCCGGCCCTGTCTGGGACTGTCGGAAAGTTCAAGGAATACCTCGACCGCAAGGCATCGGGCGTCCAGCCAATCGCTGCCAACATCGCGTTGGCGTCACCGTTCGTGGGCAAGGCTGTTTCCGATATCCTGAAGGGCATGATCCAGTTCCCTGAGGAGGGCTACAGGACGCGCTACGGCACGAAGCTGCTAGATCCGAAGGACATCAGCGTTGGGGAGCAGATAATGCGCGCAGCGGGCTTCCAGACGGCTGACATCGCCCGTGCGGTGCAGGCGGTGCAGGCTGGTAAGGAGATCGCGACATCAACGCAGAACGCGGAGCGCAATGTCACGCTGCGCTTGAGCAAGATGCTGGCGGACGCAATTCGCGCCGAAGAGGCTGGCAACGCCAAGGAGGGTGAGCGCATCCGCGCTGAGTTTGACAAGGATCTTGAGATGGTTGTCTCAAATTTCCAAAAGGAAATCGAGTCAGGCAACATGGAGGATGCGGTTAAGCCGCCATCCAGCATGGCGCTGAGGGAGGCTGTCATACTTGAGCTTCATCCAGAGATGCGGATCAATAACGTGGGCAAACTGAAGAGGGCCGCATGGATTGCGGCGCAGCGGGATATTCTGGTTGAGGACGATGAAGACAGCCTGCTTCCAGACGAGGAAGAGGAGGAGGACGAATCCTCCCCCTATCCCGAACAGCCTTAGAACGGAACGTCGTCGTCAATCGGGCGCTGGGCCGGAGCCTGACGCTGCTGCGCTGGCGCCTGTGACTGGCCCTGATTGTCGCGCGGCTCGAACAGCGACACGATGATGTTGTCGCGGTCATTGTTACCGGGCACGCCAGCCGGATTGAACGTGCGGTTCAGCAGGATGTACGGACCCTTATCGGTTTCCATCATCACGCCGATGTTCATGTACCGGCCCTTGGTCTGGCCCTGACCATCCGTGTATTCGCCCGTCTTCACGGACAGATCGTACTTCTTCGCCATTGGTAAGCTCCTCTTAGTTGAACAGTTTCAAAAGCTTGTTCACCGCATTGGGTGACATCAGCTCGGCTTCATCCATCATGGATGCATGAACTTTGCGCCATTGCTTGCGCACGGCTGGGTCGAGGTCCGACACGATGCGGATGGCGCTCTCGCCCCACATATCCCAGTCAGGGATGCCGTCTTCGTCCTCAACACACTCAAGGACTTCGATCTCGACGTGCTGCGCTGGCTCGACGCTGCGCACCTTGGCAAGCTTCTCCTCAAGCGTCGACACCTTCTCGGCGGCGGGCTCAGGCTCGTCTTCTGTCACCACCTGAACCTCTTCGAAGTCTGTGATGTCGAACGTATCGCCGTCATACTCGTCGGCTTCGAACACACCCTCCGCCACGTTGTCCTTGTGGACTGCGCGCGCTGCGTCAGGCGACATAGGCATATACTTTGTGGCGCGGCGCACCACAGTCTTCCGCCACATCTCGGCTTCGTCAGTGACCCAAGGGCCAACGACCTTACCTTCCTTGGTCTTCGATGAGGAGCGGTCGCGGATGGCGTGGATTTCTTCCTTGCTCATCACTTCGAACTGCGTCTCGCCATTACGCAGGGTCCATACGCAATACGCACCGATCATGCTGCCGCGGCCACTGAGCTTGCGCTTGTGGACGATGCTGCCGGTGGTGCCTTCGATGATCTCGAACTCATCGTTCTCGTACACGATGCGGCTTTCGATCTTCAGAACCTCGCCAGTCTGCAGCGCCAACTTCATCAGGCCCTTGTAGCGTGGACGGAACTGCGCCTCATACCGCTTGGTCTTGTTGTTCCAGACCTTGAGGATGTCAGCCTCAGCCATCGACTTGTTGAGATCGAGGCCCAGTGCAGCCGCATCGAGGCAGGCCAGCAGCAGGCTCTTACGGTCGCACTCCAGCAGGTCCATGTTGTTCATGACCGCGCCTTCAACGACACCCTGATAGCGGTCCCAGCTATAGTGCTGCGGCAGCCTGTTCATAACAGACTCCTTGCGCAGCGCGATCTCCTGCTTGAACCGATCAATCGGCTTGGCGGGAAGGTTACTTGGCGTTCCTTGTTCCATCTTCTATCTCCTTAATAACGAGGCTGATGCCGCGCTCTGTCGCGGCCTTAATTGTGGGCTTGAGTGGATGGCTGGCGCACGCTGCGCGCAACTCCACAAGCTTCTTGGTGTCCACCCTGATGACCGTGTCCGTCATGAAATCCTCACTGTCTGATATCCCTTGCGGGTGTTGATAACCTCTCCAACCATCTCCTCGGTGATCGTTGTCCCAAAGTTGGGCTTCACCGTGCTGATCGACATCTTGCGCGCACCGCAAGCAACCTTCGCCTTCTCCTGAGATGTGTTCTGCTTCAGCATCTCGGCCCTTGTAACGAGAAGGATCTCAGCCTTGGTCGAATCCTTGATGGATTTCGCCACCTTCTCATCTTCAGACGCTTTGACATAGTCGATGAACAACTGCTCATACTCACCACCAAGGGTGATGTCAGTGATCGGCGTCTGCTCCATCAGGCGACCGATGGCCTCAGCGTCAGCAGAGTAATCGACCTCCGGCTCAAAGCCATCTTCAATGCTCTGCCAGAATGCGCGCACCTCAGCCTTGATTGCATTGATGATGTTCTCATTGCGCGGGATCTTCATGCGGCGCGGCTCGTCACGCAGCAGTGCGACCAGCCAGCCATACTCAGCATCCGTGCAAGCCAACTGGTGCTGGACCTGAAGGATATAGTTCTCCGGCGCGTCAGTGATCACGTCGCCTTCGTACTCCCAGCCATCCGCGAACGTCGATGACCATTTGATCTCGACAGGGTGACCGCCTTCAGTGACAAAGTCGAACGACGCCCCCATGCCCGGACAGTCATCGACCGTGTAATAGTCGCTGACCTTGGTGACCGGCATCTTCCAGCGGTGTGCCGCCCATGCAGCGATGCCGCTTTCAAGGAATGTCCCAGCCTGCACGGACTTGTTGCCAGAGATGTCCTCCGGTGACATGCGTCCAGACTTCTCCATCCACAGTTTCCAGCGGGTGGTGAAGCTCGATAGACCGAACAGGCCAGCGATGTCGCTGCCGCCGATGTGCTTTGCGCGAAGCTCATGCCAATGGGCCTCGTCGCGTACTTGTATGTGCGCCATATTGTTATGCTCCTGATTGTTATTGCTCTACGAATGTATGCGGTTATGGTTGGATGTCAAGACCTTTGTAAACATCCTCAACGCAGCGCGCCAAAATATATATGCCGCCGCGCTTCTCCCATGCGTTCTGCCACGCAACCTGCGCCGTGCGCTGCCTCCCCTTCTCGGCCTTCACCTCGATAGCGAAGGCGCGACCGGGTGACATGACACCCAACAGATCAGGCGTACCTTCAGGCGCCGACTGGATCACACGGGGTCCGCCATCGAGCGGCCTGAATTTCCCGACGTTGATGCGGAACATCATGATGTCTTCGCGCATACCAAGGGCGAGGCGTATCTCCTGCTGGATCGCAGCTTCACTGCTCATTGCATCGTCTCACCCTGAACGCGCTCCATGCTGGCATCGATGAAGTCGGCGGCTATGTGCATTGCCGTGTTGCCAATGAGGGCAGTGAACTCGCCCTTGGATTCCTTCTCCCACTCCTGCATCACGCCGCTAATTGCATTGATCAATCGCTTGATCAGCTCGGTCGGCACGCTCACTTCGACGTAGCCGTCGCCTTCCCAATCGTCGCTTTCCATATCTCTTGCCTTTCACTGTCGGTTATTCCGTCGACTGTTTTGAGTCCCTGCGCGCTGCGCCGCTTGGCAAGTCGGGCGCTCTCCTGCCCGCAGATCACATTGAACGCCCACTTGCTTGGGTTGGAGTATCCACGCTTCCTTGCCACGTTCACAAGCACGCGGAACTTCTCATTGAGAACATCATCCTGCGTGCGCTCACCGGCCTGACCAGACTTGTTCAGAACGTGAAGCTCACCATCCTGCTGCATCACCTTACGGCTCTTCAAGGGGTATGAGAAGCCACACATAGGGCATTGTGGCATTGGCCTGTGAACTGCAAAGCACTGAGTGCAGGTGCGAATGGAGGCCACATCATCCTTCTTACCGCCCCTCCGCGCCTCACCGTCAGTGAGAACCCAGTCGCGCTCATCATCGATGAAGCCGTGGCGCATCGTGTTGCCAGCGTGATCGAGGATGATCGTATACTCCTTCTCGTCATGCGGCCTGATCGCCCGCCCACATTGCTGCAGGTACAGCGACAGGCTCTTCGTCGGCCGCAGAAGGATCGCCACCTCAACTGCAGGAAGGTCGAAGCCCTCGCTCACTAGATCGCAGCTGGTCAGAATCTGAATGCGGCCATCCTCGAACGCCTTGAGAACGCCGTCGCGCTCCCTCTCATCCATGCCGCCGTCGACATGGCTTGCCGTGTAGCCAGCAGCCCTGAAGTCTTCGGCCACATCCTTGGCGTGCTTGACGCTGACGCAGAACGCAATCGCCCGTTTCCCTGCGGCGTACTTGGTGTAGTGAGTAACCGCACTGCCGGTGATCACCGGCTTGTCCATCGCGTCTTCCAGTTGGGACTGAACGTAATCACCCATCCGGCTCTTCACTGAGCCAAGGTCAGGAACGCTTGGTGCATAGACCACTGCGCGTGACAGGAAGCCCTGTGCCGTAAGCTCAGACACTGTCGGGCCCATGACCATGTCATCGAACATAAGGCCCAGCCCCTTGCCATCGAGGCGCTCTGGCGTGGCCGTAACACCAAGGACGCGGGACTTCGGAAATGCCGCAACCACCTTGCCCCACGTCGAGTTGGGCGTGAAGTGATGAGCCTCATCCCCGATGATCAGGTCTGGGGCAGGAAAGAATTTAAGCCTGTTGGCCAGCGTGAAGACGGAGGCAACGACCACGTTCGAGCGGGGGATGCCGGGCGTTCCCGCAGCTAGCACAGAGTGCGACACGCCGACGCGCTTGAGCGCGGCGCTGATCTGCTTCAGCAACTCCCTTCTGTGAGCGATGATCAGGATCCGCTTGTTGTTCTTCGCCATGCCGGCGGAGATGTAACTGAACATCAGCGTCTTGCCTGAGCCGGTCGGGCTGACCAGCAGGGTTCGACGGTGCGAGGACAGAAAGCTGTCGCGCACCGCCTGAATGGCATCTTCCTGATAATCCCTCAGTTTCATTCGTCACCAGCCTCCACGATGCGCTCCTCGATCATAGCATCATCCCCACCAGCACAACGCCGGTCACCAGTGCGACGAAGAATATCAGGACGCAGATGATGTGGATCGCGTCGGCTATTGGGTGGTCGATCACCGACGTGATGCGACCGACCAACCACGACAGCGCCAAGGCCACGAATGTTATTCCCAATGCGCTCATTTCAAATGCTCCTTTGCTTCGATGGCGCTGGCGGCTACATCTTCCTTGCTTCCGTCCATACTCAGCACGATCTTACCGTTCCGCAGATACGCAACGATCTTGGCGCGCTCCTCTACTGCTGCCTGTTCGCGGTGGTTGGCGATCTGCCTAGCCTCCCAAGTATAGATCAGTCCGCGCCGAATACGCTGGGCAGTTTCGTCATCTGGATTGCTGATGCGGATAAGCACTTCCCGATCTGTCTCCGTCACCCCAGAGGGGACGTCAATCAAGTCTGCGTCCTGTGCAATCAGGCTGTCCATTGCCTTTGTCCGGTCGCTCATTCCGGCTCCTCCCCGTTCGCATTGCGGAAAAGCCAAGCCTTGGCATAGGCGCGGGCATCGTCAGGCTTCTGCCCCATCGCCCGTTGAGTGTGGAATATCCAAATCTCTAGCGACTTTTTCAAATCCTCAATCTCTGCCGCTTGGGCTTCGATGCGGTCGGCGGCTTCACGGTTCTGCATCTCAACAGCGGTGTAATCCGTAATCCAGTGGCTCTCCACCTTCTTATCGGGCAAGTCGCCCCGCAGACGCTCCACCAGCGCCTTGTCGATGTCGCTCATTTCCCAAACCCCTCTTCCCAAAGTTCGATGGCGCGGACGCAAGCATCCCACATACATTCCTTCTTTGGGAAACGTGACGCATCCAATTCAATCAGCGCGCCAGTAAGGGCGGCTTGCGCGCACAGCAGCTTGCGATCAACCGGCTTCTGTTCGTGCTTGGCGATCATGTCGCAGAGTGCGCCGTATACGGGGTTATCATAGTAGAGTTCGGCGGTGCCACACTCCCACCCGCACCGCTTCGCGGCTTCGATCAGCACCCAGTCTTCTGGTGTTTGGTCGGTCATGGCCAATCGTCCTCCATCTCTTTGCGCTCTTCCGCCGTCAAATTCGGCGCGGTGAGGATCAGGTAGACGGTGGCGACCATCATCGCGATCACCGTGAAGAACAGCAGGGGGTCCGGGCCGGTCATGCCTCAACCACCATCGAGTTCATACCAAGGGATCCGACGAAATCGTTACGGGCGTTTCGATACGCCTCCAAGAATTTACCCTTCACAATCTTCGACGGCGGCACGCGCGGTGACCACACCGCCTCCAATGAAGTCACCGGCCCTGCGATGGCGCTCAGCGAGAACTCAACGGTGTACCCCTTGGTCAGCTTGTACTCTTTCCGATATGTAAATTGGTCAGTCATTTCCATGTCCTCTTATCAACTAGATCAGGGCCGTAAGCGTATGCCCTTGCGTCCAACTGCTCAGCCGGTGTCATCTTCCGGTAAAGCTTTCCCGTCTTCAGTATCGCAGCGCACAGTTCCCTTGATCCTTTTACGCAAGACTCAATGTGCGCCGTCATCTTGGGATCTGTGTAAGACTCATCCGTAACAAGCTTGCTCTGGTTGCCCACGGTCGGATTCCTGTTTATCGTCTTCATTCTGATCCCTTCTGTATCTTTGTACGCCATCGACCACCGTTGTGTGGTCACGGCCAAACATCCTCCCAATCGTTGGGTAAGATAGCCTCTCCTCTCGGAGCATGGCGTATGCCTCTTTGCGCGCGGTGCAGATCCGCTTAAACCTGCTCCTGCCCATTACCTCCTCGACCGCAACGCCGTGATGATCGCACACCTGAGCGATAATCATCCGCCTCCGTTCTCGCGGCGTGAGCATCACGACAGAGCCTCCTCCGCCATCAAGGCAGAGTATGCGATCAGGTCATGCAGGCTATCCTCATGGTGTGGGAAGGTGGTGAACGCACGCACTTGCTTGAGGCAGATCATAAACAACCAGCCTTCCGTCTTCGTCATCTTTTTGCCAGTGATCGCATTAAATACATCAACGGTCTTGCTCACTGACCTTTCACCCTCATGGTGGTCGTAATCCCTGCCGCGTTCCGCCAATAGCGCGGCGGCGCGGCCAAGCAATTCAGTCGCCTGTGGCGTTGGTAGTTCACCCATTTTCAAACTCCTTTAAAACTTTTCTGATATCCCGACGCCTGTTCATCATCGCTCTGTAATCGGACGGGCTCTTGGACACCGTGACAAACTTGCTCTTATTCTCAAATGACAGGATGATGCGGTCATGCGTCTTTCGGCACTCAAAGTCGAACCGCACGCCGGCGCGATCTCTGAGTTCCTGCTCAACCATCTTTCTTAGGTCGGCGTCCACGTCGGCTTACTCGTACCGCCAGACCCGAACACCACCCAGCTCTGCGCGGGCAATAAACTTCTTCCCATTGCGCCGACCGGCGTGCGATGCCGTGCTGGTCATCGAGCGGGCGTCACCGCCGTCGACAAAGAAACTGTCGCCAACCTCAAGGCCAGACCAAGGATACTTCTCTTTACGGCCTTTGTGCGCACGCATGGCAGGGATAACGTGATCCCGCTCAATCTGATAATCCGACATTCAATCTCCAATTCAAATCAATAATTAAATTTATCACACCCGCCGTGCTATTCAACACTTATTTTACGCCTATTGCGGATGTTGGTGAGCATTTCCTCAGCCCTCAGCAGGGGGATGCCGAACGACGCAGCGAACTGCTCGGCTGTCTTGGCCGCGAGAACCTCATCGCTCCAGCTGTTTGCCATCTGGCCAGCCAGTTCAAGATTTTTGGCGCCAACTTTTGTCTTCTTGCTCATAGGTCTATCGGCCACTCCTGCATCGGCATATAAATCGCCCTGCTGTTGATCCCCTTAAAGCGGATCGCACCCTCTGATTTCTTGGCATACGGATGGCGCAGCAGGACGCCGGTCCACCCCTCAAAATAAACGGACGTCTGCATAAGCCTGTTCAGGGCCGCGACACTGGTCGCAATCCAAACCCCCTTCAATTGCCCGCGCTCACGCTCCATCCGCAAGCCGAAGCGCATGAGCGTCTCCTCGGCAACCTTCAGGGAGATGTCGCCAAACTCTTGACGCTTGAAGACAATCTCCAAGATCTCGCCGATGGTCCGGTCCTGCACCCCGTGGTTCGTCTCGGCGCGGATCATCGAGCCAGCGATGTGATGCAGCAGAGCCATGTCTTCGCGCTCTGCCTTGACGCTGGTGAACTCGTCCCAGTTATAGCGCTCGATGTATGCCTCGCATTTCTTTGGCGTCAGCCGCTGCGATGAGTACAGGCTGTGGCATCCGGCCAACAGCGTACCTAACTGATCCCCGATCCGGCGGTTAGCCAGCGACACGGCAATTGTTTCCTTGAAGACCTCGATGTTGTGACGGAGCGTGAACAGGTTGCCGACCTGTCTCGACAGCAGCCGCTGCGGCATATCGAGTGGCATCTCTGCAGCAAGGCTCACGAAGTCCTTGAATAGCTGCTCCTTCGCCTTGCGCTCCTGAAAACTGAAGCTTTCAATAGGGCGGATGGTTAGCACCGCTGTTCGCGTCAGGTCGGCAGCCTCTTTCAAGCCAACGCCAATCGATGACATGAGGAACGATGACCGCATCGTGAAGGCGCGCGCGCTGTGGTTCGCCGACCCCTTCAGGATGCGGCCACGCCCTTCGCTGGATGACTGACGCATCAGGTCGAGGACGGCCTTGCGCCGCGCCTCTGCTTGCATCTTCGCCTTGTCATCCGACTCGCTCTCATCGAACACCACTGGCATGGCGTCATTCTCGACAGCCTGACGAATGCCAGCCTCGGTCGTTGCGCCCAGCGGGTAGAGCGCCAAGTCCCCAAGGCACGCAGCGGCCACCTCGTTGACGACGGTCGACTTGCCTGACCCTTGGTTGCCGGTGACCCAGCAGTGCGTGCGCCATTGCAACCCGCCGCATACGACAGCCGTCGCAATCCAGCCAGCCAACAGGTCGCCATAGATCGGCGCATCCCAGCGGACCCTGTTGCACAGCTCACGGATCATGCGCCCGTCTTCGTCCGTCGCCTTGGTCTGATAGTCATCGACATCGATGATCAGGTTCTCGGCCTTCTCGTAAATCCACTTGCTGCGGACACGCACGAAGGACGCTTCCTTGACCGGCGTATTGGGTCGGGTGATCATTAGTTTGTTGCCGGTGTTCAGGATGACACGATCAACGCTGTCCTCCGCCTTGTCGATCCAGACACCACGTCCACGCAGACGGCGCGGATCATAGATGCCCACCTTGTGGCACCTGTCCATCACCGACAGGCCAGCCTCGATCCAGTTCACGCCCTTGCCCTCAGGCTTGCCCTGCGGCGCACCCCAGAAGCCAGCGTCCGGATAGATCGCGCGGCATCCGCGCTCAGTCATCAGCGCCGACGATGCATACTGCTTGATGATGAAATTCTGCTGCGACATGATATAATAGAAGTCCCGGTCATACCCAAGGCAACGATACTCACGCTCCGCGCTTTCGTCTGGGTCTTGCGGCTCAACCTTTTCAGGTGGTGGCAAATCGATCTTGGCGACGGCAGCGCGCTTCAACTCACGCTTCAGCAGCGCTGTGATCTGTGATGCCTTGAACTTCTCCGGCAGCGGGTCGGCCAAGTCCCACTTCTCAGGGAACGCCTCGCCCAGCGCCACGATGGAGCAGGCCACGCCAATCTGCGCCAGTCTAATCTGAACATCAGCGGCAGCCCCAATTCCGGCATCGTCATTGTCAGGCCAGAACACGCAGGCATGACCGGCCATTGCCGACCAGTCTGCCTGAAGCGCGGCAGACGATCCGCCCTGCCACGTCGTGACGATCCACCCCTCCGGCACGTACTGCTGCGCCGCATCGACGGTCTTCTCGCCCTCGACGATCAGCACTGGGCACGATGGCGACAGGGCCATGCGGTCGCTGTTATACAGTGGTCGATCCGCCCCGAACCCTGACGTGACGTGTTCCTTGCCGTTCCAGACGATGGGTCGGATTTCTTTTCGCTTACCCTCAGGATCCCAGCGGCAGACGGCGCCATAGGCATTGCCGTCAGGCATCCGGTATGTCCATGTCGTGTCAGGATCACCCATCGCCCGCGTCAAGAACGCCGGAACCACAATCGGTTCTGGCATGGGTGTGACAATGGAGATGGTATCGGTGACATCCCCTGACGGAGCCTTGGTCAGGTCAACCTTCTTCATGACTGAATGCCAAGCATCTCAGCGAACCCGACCAGCGTGTCCTGCAAGTTATCGCCAAACAGGCGCATCGAAAGATCAATCATATCTCCACTCTCTCCCGTCGCGAAGTCACGCCATTTCCCTGTGGAAAACGACACGCCAAGGGACGGATTGTTATCGCTGCGCCAAGGGTTCTTGGCCACATACCAGCCGCCCTGCCGCTTCCCATCGGGTAGCCATTCCTTGCAGAGCATCTCGATCTGACCAGCGCCTAGACGCGACTTGATTTCGCCAATGATATTTGACCGGAAATTTGACGACCTGCGAGGAGAGGAAGGATTGACTCGATCCTGCGCAGGCTTGTGGCTTTTGGGCTGAGAGCCTTGGACATAACCACATTTTCCGGTCATAATTGTTCTATTCCCTTCACTGTGCGCCGTCAAACGCAACAAACTTCCAAACTGACAGAGCGATTTGCTTTACGCAAGGCCCCTCATGCGCAACTCACGGCGCAATATGACAGGGGACACGCACCACATCTTGCTTTGATTGCTAAACTCAAGGCAGGCGGCACGAATAGCATCGTCAACCATGCGCATATCATGAGCCAGCCTATCTCTTTCTTCAAACAACCTCGCCGCCATCTCCATAAGGCTCATCTCCGTCGTAGACACCGCCAAGCACACTAAATCTGTGGAACCTGACTGGCTTTTGCTCAAGCCGGTAGAGGTTTCCGCTAACATCTTTCCATTGACCATTCTTCGATCTCCTAATCCTAAACCTTGGTGCGGTCGCATCGGAAGCGATGTCCCAGCACTGCTCTTTCTCATTGGTGCAGTGACCCATCAGCATCTTGGGAACCCATCCCTTGACGCGGTCGGCTGCCATCTCGCGGATCGTCAACTCGCGCCCGCTCACCACCTCGACAACCTCGAAGGGCTCAATGCCCTTGTCGGTTATCCGGTTCGCGTATGGATGGATCATGCAACCCTCATTTCCAATTCTTCGGCCAGCCTATCTGCGTCACTGACATACGCCTCCAACGACACTGAGTAATCGCAGATCACATCATAGCCGTCGTTGCCGTAGACCAGCAGCAGGGTGCCGACCCTCTTCTGTCCATCGAATACGTGGAGCCAGTCCATGTCACAGGCCATCAGGTCTGCGACGATTGCCTCAACGTCATCTGATTTATACAACGATATATATTCGCCATTGTCAACACTGATCTTCAACCCAGCATCAACCACTGTCTGCGCAAAGCGCCCCGCTATCGCGCGCTCCATATCCTGTCTGTCCATCATCTTTTCTCCATCAAAATGAAAATTCCATACAATGCCGGCATCGCGGCCAGCATCACTGCGCCCAGCCACATCAGGCATCGTCTTTCATTGGCGTGATCGGCTCATAGATGCCCTTCGCAGCACCCCAGCCTGTGCCAAAGCCGATCCTGAAGGCCCTCTCATCCACCATCGACCCGATCAGCGTCCGCGCTTCATCCAGCGCGGCTGTCTTGCGGTTCTTCTCGCGGATGATCTCAGCGAATTGCTGCCGCACGTCCTTATTTGGCATAGTGCTGCTCTATCTCCGCCTTGATCCGGTCCAGCATATCCAACGCTAGCTGGTGCTGCGCCCTGACGTTCTTCTCGGTCGCCCTCAAGTCCCAGTGGATCAGCCGCTTGTGGAAATCGCGCAGCGTGTACGTCTCCATCGCGTAGCCCTGAACGCGCTCGACCCTGTGGACGACGGCGTCAGTCACCACACCACCCCGCACCACACTTTTCATGGTGGTGATGCGCAGGACTATGTCGTTGCCAAGATCGATGCGGGTGTTGCCCTGCCAGCCTGTCTTCGTCTTTGCGATACTGGTGTTCACTGATCCATCTCCCATTCGCGGAACATCATGTCCGCATCATCCCAGCCTGAGCGATACATACTCGCCAGCGTATCTATCACCTTCTCATCAAAGGATGGCGTGTCACTGGCCGTCACCGTCTTGCGGAGATGCTCCACATACGCATCGACGTATTTCTCACGCGCCCTCGCGCTATGTTCAATACTCATCATGTCACCAACCCTCCGGTATGTTGCCACCATTGGCAGCCTTCGCCGCCTGATATTCCTGCATCTTCGCCTTGTAATGCTCGAACGTCTCATGCTCTTCGGTGCCAGCCTCATAGGGATTGTCGCCCCCATACTGGCCAGCCCCATAGCCCCGACGCATAGCGACATCGACGCTGCTCGGCTTGGGAACGCGCACGTCGCCCGGATCACCGTAAATCCTCATGCCCTTGATGTGATAAATCGTCATCCTTCGAACCCGATCAGCTCAATAACCTCGTCAAGGCATTCCCATTCTATGCCACCATCGACGCACAGGCGGACCAGCTCGATCAGAGAAGGCTCCAGCATACGCAACGCATTCAGGTTCTCGACCGAATCCTCATACAGGTGGCCGTCCAGATTGACGGCGTTGCTCCACGTCACACCATCTCGGTGGTCGAGCAACTCACGAACCGTCCTGAAAATATCCTTACTCATCATCTTTCTTCTCCAATTGCATGGCTTCCATGATGTCCTCCTTGCTGATCGACAGCAACAGGTCGGCCAGCCTAATGCGGGCATCGATCTCATTTGCTGCCATGATCGAAAACCCCAGCGTGAAGTCGTATTTATCCATGAAAATCTCCCTCATAATCGAATGATGCATCGCACTCGGTGCAATCCACCACGCAATGCACATAGGTTAGCTGCCACTCGCCCAGATCAGGCACCCAGCGCATCTCAGCATCTCGGTATAGGTGCGTTTCGTCGCCACACTGCGGACATTTCATGCCACCCGCTCCTTCATCCGACGCGCCAGCCTATCGTGGACAATCATATCGACCGCTATAAGCCGCGCTTCTTCCTCTAACGTGTTGCCCCAACTGCCAATCGACAGCGCCAGCCTCACGTTCCGCAATTCGTGCATGGCTGCCCGCTCGTAACGCGCGCGCTCTGCTTCGACCAATTCCTGAAACCCGTTCATGCTTCCTGCTCCTGTTCCCTGAACATCAATTCAAGCGGCCCACAAATGAATATGCGGCTGTCATGGGACCACAGCGTTTTCTTCTGCGCGCTGACGCCTGCCGCGAAAACCATGTAGCCCATGCCATCCATATTCGCGCAAACGCTAAACGTCCCATCGCAATGGCGGCGGATAATGACCCAGCCCGTGACATCCTGATAGGAAATGAATTCCGCCTCTGGTGGCGCTGCATCCGTTGCTGCTCTATATGTCATAGCTTCACCCCATCCAGCCAATCGTGGCCCCATTGCGGATTGTTGCGGATATCGCGCAAGGCGTAGCCGTCTCGCTCTCGCGTGTCCGTGCCATTGCTCCATGCCAGCCCCAGCGCCGCCTTCCAGCCGCGTCCGTGCTTCGCTGCAAAGGCCAGCACTGCTTCCTGTGCATATGCTGGCAACTCATCAATGCTTCTCTGCGTCATGCTGCAATCTCCATCGCATATTTCGCGCCTGTCCCATGCGGCGCAATCTGTATCGACCTAGGCGACCGGCTGGTGGTTCCCATGCATAGCAGGCAGTCAATGCACTGCGTCCGCTCCCCTGCCTCCTTCGACGCGGGACAATTGATCTCGACGCCTAACATCGGCTCGGACCCGACGCGGAACGTCCTCCAGCCCTCAGCGTGTGCTTCGTCCATCTCTTCAATGCTGTCGACCGACGCCATAACCAAACGGCTCCACGCCTCTGTCAGCGTCCGCCACTGGTGAGAATAGCCCGTGTGACCTGCGGCCCAACGCAGCAGAGCTTGCCAGACTGGCAATGGCACTGCGGCCGGATCGCCATATGTGCCTAGACGGATCATGCGACCTGCCACTATGTGCGCCACCGCCTCAGGCGATGCGTCCGGATAGAGACCGCGCAAGAACGCGCCATAGACATTGTGCGGCCCGTGAATCAGCGTGACATAGCAGGAACGCGCGCCACCCATGCCATCGCCGCGATGCTTACAGCCGCCGCAGATTGAAGCGTCAGCGCCACTGCGCACAGCTTCAATCGGCGCCATATCGGGCCTGATGATATACGTCTGGACCATTGCGCCCGTCTTGACGTTCTTGCTGCCATCCAGCCCGACAACGATTGCCACAATGCGCTCGCCGTCGATCATGCTTGGACCGTCGTAGATTACATATCCGTTTGGCATTATGCGTCTCCCACGATTTCGTTATAGATTTCCCTAATCTCATCGTCCGATAGGCCTGCAAGGTTAACCGAAACCGTATCGGTGAATAGGTGCCGCAATTCATCTTCTGTCGCGTTCTCGTATGCGTCCTGCGCAATCGCTGCGACCATCTCATTAATTCCCATTACTTCACCCCTGCAATGCGGCCATCGGCCATTGTGACGTTAGCGAAAAACTCTCTGCTGTGACCCGTGATGTGCGGGCGATTGCAGCCCGTCAAAACGCCATTAGGGCTATACTCAGGTCCAAAGATTGACGTTTCGGTATACTTCAACCGTTGCCCAATGCACTCTTTCAGCGCCTTTTTAGACGGATAATCAAAGATCAACATATCAATTCCCTTCGCTTGTCAGCACTGCGTCAACCAGTGCGTCAGCGCGTCATCTCATATTAAAACGATACAATCAAACACTAATTTCAATGCTGCACTGCACAATGGCGTTTTCTGTTACACGCAAACCCGCAGAAAACCGTCAACTGTAACAGGGTCGAGCATGGCTGTTACAAAAAAACGCCTCATCAATCGGGCGTAAGTGATTGAAAAACAACGATAAAAAAAACGGCTGTTACACGTCATTGCAGTGCGAAAACGTGAGCAATTTCAATGGGTTAGCTATAGGTTCTTAAGAAAGCCAAAATGTAACAGAACAGGAAAAAACAGCCCTATAGAGTAAGGGGTTAGCCCCTAACCCTACCCATAGGCCCAGCTCCCTCTCTATATATATATATATCTACTTATTTTTGTTATTATATATATATAGGGGGCAAAAACGGCGGTTTTCTGCGGGTCTCCGATGTAACAGGATTTTTGGAATTCTCAAAAGTCCGTTACAAAATGCCAATAAATGGCGGTTTTCTGACGTTTTTTCCTGTTACATGGGTGAAAATGCAGGCCAGCCTATCATTTTCAATCGGACGCGGGCGCGGGAATGTGCGCCAGCCTATCAGCTTCAACCCAAGGCGCGCGCGCAGGCGGATCGTCGGGGCAAAAAAAAGGGGAGAGCCGAAGCCCTCCCCAGTTGGTCGATCTTGCGGCCGGTCAGCTGTGGGTGCCGAAACCGTCATAGTGCCTCATCTCGTCGGCATTGACGAAGGTAAGGCCATCGGACTGGTGCGGATCCCAAACACGCGCCCAGTTGTGGTTCTTCAGGCCCAGTTTGAGCGCAAGAGCCTTGGCGGCGTCTCGGTGGTTCTCAGGTCCGCTCAACATATAGTCGTAGGGGACAGTCAGGCTGTCGCGGCCAAGGGTCGCTCGGATCCGGCTGCAGGTGCGGTCGGTGGCGGGGCGGTAACGGGTTCGGATGATGCTCATGCGTTGGTGTCCTTCTGGTCGATGATTGCGGCAAACGCCAGCAGCCCGAAGAGGAGCGCCAGCACTGCGATGTGGAATAGGCCGGTCACGCGAGGTCGAGGCCGCAGGCTTCAAGAAATTTCTTGCGGTCGAAGCGCGGGTTGTCATCCCTCAGGCGATAGGCCAGCTCCTGCGCTGCAAGGACAGCGCCAGCGCGCTTGGGGTGATCGAAGGCGCCTAGAGCGTCCTTCAGGGCGCCAGCGATGAGCTGGTAGTCTTTGCGGGTCATGCTTCAGTCCTCCAATGGCAGGTGGTAATAGCCCTCAGGCCGCTCAGGCATGACGGGGCGGATCTTGCGGGCCTCAAGCCCGTGGGCATAGCCCTCGATGCTGTAAGGGTCGTTTGCGGGCAGTGGTTGCCCTCGCATCGCTGCAAGGGCTGCATCATTCCACAGGTCCATCTGGTCTTCGGTCCATTGGGTCATGGGTGTTCCTTTCGGTTTCAATACAGGTCGAGGGTGTCGGCTGCCTCATGGGCAAGCCAGCGCTCTTGCGCTTCGATCTTTGCGGCGTTGCTGGCTAGGGCCTCGCCGGTCGCCAGCGCGTCCTCTGGGTCGCTGGTGTAGTAGGCAATCGCCTCCTCACGCTCATGGCTCAGGTTCGGGAGGGTGACGCGGTATTCGCGCCAGTCCATGTCCCAGCGCGCCTTGCAGCCAAGGGCCTTCAGCTTGGCGAGGGTTTCTTTGACGGTCATGTCAGAAGCCTCCCAGCTGGCGGCGCTCTTCGGCGCGCTCCTCGGCATCGGATCCGCCGTCGCCGTATTCGTCGTTCTCATCGGCCAACTGGTTCAGCTGGTGCTGCTGCTCAGGGCTGAAGCGGTCCCAGAAGTCCGCAACGCAGTCCATGCCCCAGCACGGTTCCTCGCTCTCTTCAGGTGACGGGGCCGTGTAGTCGTTCACGCAATCCCAGAGCGGCTGATAGAGACCGGCCGCAAGGACGCCGTCCCAGCACTCGGCCACTTCGTCCGGACGGATGATGTCGAACGCGCGATGTGGTGTGATCTTAGTCATATGCTTTCCTTTTAATGTTGCCGGCACGTCAAAGCCGGTGGGCTGCTGCCCGTTCTCTGTCTCTCAGATATTCCGCCGATCGTCAACGCTTATGTCATCGCCTAGGTCATCACTGTTCAGCAGCTGGTCGACCTGATCGATGGACATTGCAATGTGAGCCAGGGTTTCTGGCGCCGCACATTGTGATGTGATCCGCGCGGGAATTCCAGCTGGGGATCGATCCGACGCGACAGCTGGAGACCCCCACCCACCCACTTTTTGAGGAGCGGCCGCGTTTTATATCTTATTATACCCACTCTCACCCACATTTCCCAAAAATATCCTGCGGGACATTTTGCTGAATATAACTGCTGACCCCACCCCCTGAAATAGGCCCGGTAGGGGTGGGGGTTAAAAGTCCCCCTTGCTATAATTTTTTGTGTGATTATGTATGTGTATCATGAGTGATGACATATTCGACTTTGAGGGCGAGGGCAGCACTGAGCGGGACGAGATTTTTGTCCGCGAATATGTGCGCAGCGGTCGTTCTGACGTTGCGTGCGTGCGCGCAGGGTTGATCAATCCTGAGTATCCCATCAAGGTGATTGCCGACCGGCAGATGGCGCGTCCGGAGATCCAGAGGCGGATTGCGGAGGCGGCGGAGAGTGGTCAGAAGCCTGAGCGGGTGGAGTATAGTCGCGATTTGATTTTGGATGAGTTGCAGGCGATCCACGACCGGGCGGTTTCGGTCAGCAATTTTGCCAGCGCGATAAACGCACTGAAGACGCAGGCTGCTATGATGGGGATGATGGACCAGACGGTTAACATCAACCACACGGTGGGGGCCAAGGGCCTGTCGCTTCAGGAATTGCGCGCGCTGGTTGCGCAGGGGCCGCAGCCGGGGGATGATGCGGTTCCTGCGCGTGTTATTGAGAAGCCGGTTGAGGTCATCGAGATGCCCAGTCTGCTGGAATTTGCGGCGCGGCGGAACGCGCAGTGACGTCGTATGAGGAGGCAGTCCGGGAGCTGATCGCGCGTGAAGAGGCGCTGACGTCGTTTGCGTCGTATATCGAGTACGTTTCGGGGATGAAGCCGCCGCCGCACCTGAAGATTGTCTGCGATAAGCTGGATGAGGTGCTGGAGGGGAAGATCACGCGGCTGATGATCAGTATGCCGCCGGGTCACGGGAAGTCGTTCACGGCATCGCACTATTTCCCGGCGTATTTGCTGTCGAAATTCCCGAAGAAGACCGCGATTTTTGCCACGCATAAGCAGGAATTGTCGGACAGTTTCGGCCTGAAGGTGCGGAATACGATTAAGTCGGACGAACACAGGGCTGTGTTCCCCGAAAGCGGGATCAGCACGGATAAAACAGCCGCGGGCGAGTGGATGACGATACAGGGCGGCGGGTATCACGCGACCGCAGTCGGCGCGAACGTGACCGGGCGGCGCGGGGACATACTCATCGGGGATGACCTGCTGTCCGGGATCGAGGCGGCAGAGAGCGACAGCGCGCGGCAGAAGCTGTGGAGCTGGTACGGCGCCGATTTCTATACGCGGCGGAAGAATAAGGACACGCCGATCATATTGATCGGAACGCGCTGGCACTTGGGCGACCACATGGGGCGGTTGGATCAGGCGGAGCGCGATGGACAGGGGGAGAAATGGGAGCGCGTTATCCTGCCGGCATTGGCAGTCGATAACGATATTCTGGGCCGTGAGCCCGGACAAGCACTGTGGCCGGAAGAGTTCCCGACAGAGGAACTGGAAAAAATTAAGAGGCAGCCCAGTACGACGAGCCGTATTTGGTCGTCTCTGTACCAGCAGAACCCAGTCGTAGACAGCGGCGGGATCATGGATGGTACGTGGTTTAAGTGGTGGAAGTCGAAAGACCCCCCAGTCGTGAAGTATATCCTGCAGTCGTGGGATACGGCGCTCACGGCGAACAAGACGTCGGCGTATAGCGCGTCGACGACGTGGGGGGTCTTCGATGACGATAACGATGTGCCGAACCTGATCCTGTTGTCGGCGTGGCGCGGGCGGGTCGAATGGCCGATCCTGCGTCGGCAGGTGCAGCGCATGGCGCGGGATTACAGGGACGATAATTACGCGGCGCCGATCAAGCCCGCGAAGGACCGCGCACCCGACACGGTGCTGGTCGAGGCGAAGGCGAACGGGCAGATGCTGATATCGGATCTGGCGCGCGCCGGGATCATGGCGACGAAGTTCAATCCCGATAAGTTTGGCGACAAGATCGCCCGCGTGCGGCTGGTGTCCGACCTGATCGAGAATGGCCGCGTGTGGCTGCCCGCGATGGGCCCGCACTATGACGCGCTCAGGCCGTGGGCCGAAGATTTTCTGCAGCAATGCGTGCAGTTCCCGGCAGCGGACAGCCGCGACTGGGTCGACACGATGACGATGGCATTCCTGCGCATTAAGCAGTCGGGCTGGGTGGCGAACACCGAAGACCCGATGGAAGAGAAATACGATACGCCCGGTGAGCGGGCTGCGTTTTATTGAGGAGTGACGACATGGAATTTGAAATTATAGACGAAAATCTGATGCGCCCACGCGATTGGTTCGCGGCCTTTGCGATGCAAGCGCTTATTGCGAAGCGTTTGAACGCTCACAGCATGGATGCTGACAGCGAATTTGTCGAGCTAACGACCTATGACGCATTTTGCTTTGCAGATGCGATGATGGATCTGCGCGATTGATAGAGTTCAAAGGTTAGAAATTGACCGCGCATCAGCGGCGTGATAGGAAACAGCATGGCCCGTAAACCGACAAGCATCGCCGACACATTCCGTGCCCAGTTTGAGGGCATTGGCGGTCCCGACGCTGAGCTTCCGGAAGAAGGCATCGATATCGAAGTTCCGCTTGAGGAAGATGTGATGCTCGATGGCGCGCTGATGCAGGAAAACCCTGACGGTTCTGTCGATATCAATTTCGACCCAGAGCTTCCGGATATCATCGGGGCCGAAGAACACAGCGCCAATCTGGCAGAGTTCGTGAAAGACATGGACCTGACAGGGCTGGCCGAACAGTTGATGTCGGGCGTCGAGGACGACAAGCGCAGCCGCAGTGAGTGGGAAAACACCATGACACGCGGCATTGAGTTGCTTGGCCTCACGATTGAGGACCGCACAACTCCGTTTGCTGGCGCTTGTGGCGTATTCGACCCGTTGATGGCGGAAGCTGTCATCCGCTGGCAAGCAACTGCACGCGGTGAGCTTATGCCTGCGTCGGGCCCGGTCGACACGGAGATCCTTGGAGTTGAGACGCAGGAAACTCAGGACAAGGCAGCGCGCATCAAGGCGTGGATGAACCTGTATTTGACGGAGCTTGCTCCCGAATATTACGAAGAGTTCGACCAGATGCTCATGTGGCTGCCGCTGGTGGGCTCGACGTTCAAGAAAATCTACCAAGACCCGATCTTGGCTCGGCCAGTGGCGCGTTTCATCACGCCGAAGAACTTTATCATCAGCTATAACACGTCGGACCTTCGCACATCGCCAAGGTTCGCACACATCATCCCTATGACGAAGCGCCAGATCAAGCTGGCAATGCTGAATGGGACGTACCGCGACCTTGATTTGGGCGATCCTGAGGATCTGGCCGACGATTCGGGTGACGCGCTGAGCAATGCCGTTAACAAGGTGCAGGGCATTCAGCCGGGTGCTGAGGGCACGGAAGAGTACGAAATCTACGAGGTCTATGCCGACCTCGACCTGAAGGGCTTTGAGAACGACGATGGCATTCCCCTGCCGTACATCGTGTCGATTGAGGCCCAGACCCGCAAAATCCTGTCGATCCGCCGGAACTGGCGCGAGGATGACACGGATTACCAGCGCATCAACCGCTTCACGCACTATAAGTTCATTCCCGGCTTGGGCTTCTACGGCCTTGGCTATGCGCACATTCTGGGCAACTCGGCGAAGACGGCGACGTCGATCCGGCGCCAGTTGATTGACGCCGGCACGCTGAACAACTTCCCCGGCGGCTTGCGCGTCAAGGGGATGCGGATCGATGACAACAACCTCGGCATTGGGCCGACTGAGTTCCGCGAAATCGACACTGGTGGTCTGCCGATCCAGAACGCCATTATGCCGATGCCGTACAAGGAACCGTCGCAGGTGTCCTTGGAGCTGCTCAAAGAAACATATGAGGGTGCGCGCAATCTGGCCAACACGGCTGAGATTGCTGTTGGCGATGGGAGGCAGGACGCGCCGGTCGGAACGACGGTAGCGTTAATGGAAGCTGCGACTCGCGTGCAGTCGGCAACGCTCAAGCGTGCGCACACATCTCTCGACGGCGAACTCAAGATGATCGCCGAACTCTTCGCTGAGTTCCTGCCTGAGGAGCCTTACCCGTTCCCGGTTCGTGGCGGCGAAGGCGTGATCATGCGTCAGGATTTCGCTGACAATGTGAACATCATCCCCGTCAGCGACCCAAACATCTCGTCGTCGGCGCAGCGCATGATGCGCGCAGAGGCATTGCTTCGCTTTGCCACGCAGCAGCCAGACCAGCACGACATGCGCGAAGCTTATCGCCAGATGTACGTTGAGATGGGCATTGCGCCGGAGAAGATCGATCTGATCTTGCCGCCGAAGCAGGCTGAAGCGAAGCCGCTCGACCCGCTGTCGGAAAACCAGAACGCTCTGATGAAGATACCGCTCAAGGCTGGCGAGTATCAGGACCACGATGCGCACATCGCGGCGCACGCTCCGATTGCAGCGGACAACCCTGAGCTGCAGGCGCACATCAACGAACACTTGGCGCTCAAGATGCGCGTTCAGGTTCAGCAGATCATCGGTCAGCCGCTTCCGCCTCTGGGTGAGGAAATGCCGCCTGAGATGGAAAATCAGCTTGCAATGGCCGTTGCTCAGGCGATGCAGCAACTGGCGCCACAGTATAAGCCGCAGGCGGAGCAGCCCGCTCCGGATCCGTATATTGAGATTGAAGCGAAGAAGTTGGAAATTAAGGACGCATCGGATCAGCGGGACAACGCAACTGAATTGCAAAAGGCTGAACTTGAGTATAAGAGTGACGCCGAAGATCGGGCAAGCCGTGAGCGCATTGCCGCAATGAAACTCACCTTTGGAGGCAAGGCATGAACGGAAGCAACATGCGGGATAAGGCCCGCGCAATCTTCGGCAAGACGTTTTTCGAGAACACCAAGGAACCGGCGCCCGCGAAGAACGGTGCAGTTGCGCTTCAGAAGCGCGCCAACGCCCGTCCAATCCCGACCTATAAGGTTGGCGGTGTCGTGAAGAAGCAGGCCGGCGGCGCTCTCACGGCAGCCGAAAAGGCCCGCGCAGAGAAGATGATCCGCGAACGCGGTGATGCTGCGATGCGTGACGCCTTGGTTATGCGCTATCTTGAAGAGAAGAACCGCGCACCGATGGGCGTCCCCGGAATGGGCCCGAAGGCAGCTGAACGTCGCGCTGAAGGCGGTAAGATTCAGAAAAAATCAGAAGGCGGTCTGTTAGATAGCTTTGGCCGTTTTCTTTCTGACATAGCGAATGAAGAAGATCGTGACCGCTATGGCAGGCCTATGAATTCTGTTAATCGGTCACAAAAAACGTCTTCCGCCAATTCTTCGAATAGGATGGAAAGGAACCCATCTGCAACGAATACGCAGACCGTCAAACCATCGGCAACGGGGGAGAAGACTACCCGTTTGCCAGAGGATGAAAAAAAATATGTTCGCTTGAATGAAAAGCCGCAGTACGTTCGTTTGAATGAAAAGCGGAAGTACGTAAATCTTGACCCAAGCGTAATGAAAAAAGGTGGTAAGGCCAACCGCTACGCTGAAGGCGGCGGCATTGAAGCTCAGCGCCTTGAAGCGCGCACCGCCTCCGGTAATTACAAGAAGGGTGGCAAGATCAAGAAGAAGGCCGATGGCGGCGTCATGGATCAGTATGACGCGATGCCCGCCTCCGTGCAGCAGACTGGTTATCAGCAGGCCGCGCCCGCATATAGCGAATACGGCGCTGGTCCGAAGCCAATGCAGCAGATGGTTGCCAACCCCAATCCGGTTGCCCCCGCCTATAAGAAGGGCGGCAAGGTTATGAAGAAGTCTAATGGTGGAACTGCGGCTAATGCACCCGCGTACCGCCCTACCCCGGAAATGGCCGCAGCAGCTAACGCGCGTATAAACGCTCGGATGGCTGCTAGGAACACTCCAGAGATGCTTGCAAAGCAGAGGGCGTTGACAGAAAAACGGGCGAAAGTTGCAGCGAGTGCTGCAAAGAGCGCCGCTTTGATGCAGAAGGCTAAGGACAATTCCGCGAAGTACGCAGCCAACCAGAAGGCTTTTGCCGACCGGACGGCCGCTGCGGTTCAGCAGGCGCGGGCCAACCCCAGCCCCAGCCCTCTTATGCAGCGCATTCAAGCCAACAAGCAGAGCATTCAAGCCAACAAGCAGCAGATCGCGGCGAATGAGGCAGCGCGCGCAGCCAACCAGAAGGCTTTTGCCGACCGGAAAGCAGCGCGCACTGCCGCTAACCAGACGCCAGTCAATCGCGCCGTTGGTGGCGCAGGCAAGACTCGTAAAGGGATGTGCTGATCATGGCCAATAGCAACGATAAATACCGCCTGAATTACGGCGCAAGCAATTACAAACCTGACAGGGGTCGTGGGTCCGTAAGCTTTGGCCGTGTGGGAACCCCTGTCCACAGCTTGTCCATCCCCGGTCGCTCTTATGGCTCCGGCGTTGGTGTTAAAGTCAACGTACCACTCAGTGGCTCAGGCGGCAATTACAAGCCAGAGACTAAAAAAAGTCTGGTTGAGAAACTCGCCAAGGGTGGTCCCACCAAAAAGTCTGGCTGCGAAGTCAAAGCCTATGGCGACATGATCAAAAAGGCGGCTGGCGGCAAGGTGCAGACATCGTCTGACACTGCCCGCAAGCTTGCCACCGAAATGGGCGGCATGAAGAAGGGCGGCGTTCAGAAGAAGGCTCTCGGTGGAACTCTTGGTGGAGTTACGCAGTTGTCCGTGAAGCAGCCAGCGGTCGCAAAGCCGACGAAGCCGACGATGCCGACGATACCGGGGGGCGTAAAGCAGTCACCGAGTATGAAGCAAATTGCAGATGTATTGCGTGGAAAGACAACGCCGCCTCCGGTCGCGAAGCCGACGCCGGTAAAGCCGCCATTGGTTGCGAAGCCGCCGATGCCAATCGTCGCGAAGCCGCCAACGCGACCGACGCCGAAACCTTCGGGCGGTACGTTTATGCCTTGGGACAACAAGCCCCCGGCAGAAGCTGAAGCTATCTTGCACAAGTTTCGCGAGGTAGAGAAAACAATGAAGCCTGCTGATTATAAAAGGCTTGTAGAAAAATACTCTAGCCCAGCAACGGGACCAGACCCGCGCATGATGGCCAAGGGCGGCGCAGGCAAAGTCCGCAAGGGCATGATGTCGCCACAGGGCTCCATCCTTCAGGCGGTCAAGCCGAAGAGGGGTGGCATGTAATGCCAAGCAGGTCGAAACGTCAGTTCAGGTTTATGGCTGCCGTTTCGGCCAACCCCAAGTTTGCCAAAAAAGTTGGCGTCCCAAGCAGTGTAGGGAAAGAATTCCACGCTGCTGATCGAAAACAAAAATATAAATCACTACCGGAGCTTAAAAATGTCAGCAGACGAACTGCGTCACCGCGCACTTGAGCAAATCAATCAGGCGCGTGACCTCGCGGTAAACCGCACAATCAACACAACATTCCGGCCGGCCACTATGGGCGACCGCTCAATTCCAGCTTCGACGGCAGAGGAAATCGCTTTCCAAACCATCGAGGGGAACGCGATGGCGCGTGCCTATACGCACGCAATTGAGGCCATCAACAATGCCTACAGGACCATGTTTGAAACTGAAGGTGATAAACAGCCAGAACGGCCAACCCAAAGGGAAATATACTGATGTCAGGAGTTCCATTGAGCAACATCGAGCCTCACGAAGAGGAGCTTGCCCACAAGCTCATTCATGATCATTTTATCGAGATGACCGGCAAGCCATTTGAAATGCGCCCTGCTGGCTATCTTGTCGCGGTGAAGATCTACATTCGCCCCGAAGAACTCAAGACGATCACGCAGGACGACGGCACTGAAGTGACGCTCTACCTGCCCGACACGGTGCGCGCAGAGGACAAGTATTCCTCCGTTGCGGCATTGGTGTGCGGCGTTGGCCCTGAGGCCTATCAGGGCGAGAAGTTTGAGCGCAGCGGTCCTTGGTGCAAGGTCGGCGACTGGATCATGATCCCGCGCTATGAATCGACAATGGTTTCGTTCCGTGGTGTCGCAATGGCCCTGCTCCCTGACGACCGTGTCATGGCGGTCATTCCGGGCCCAGAAGACGTCATGGCCGGTAACGCGGCTGATAAGTACTAAGGAGAAGCATCGTGAGTGAAGAAGCTGAAGACTATGATCTGCCGTTTACAGATGACGGCCCGACTGAAGACGTAGACATCGAAATCACTGAGGACGATATCGGCGAGAACCTTGCCGACTTCGATGATCCGGAGGAGTTCGAGGAAGCGGCTGAAGACGACGGCGAAGTTGAAGTCGAAGTCGGTGAGGCTGAAGACGAATACGAGGAAGAGCCGGAAGAAGAGCCGAAGCCCAAGCGCCGCGACGAAAATCGCATTCAGGAACTTGCGCGCCGCGCGCAGGAGGCTGAGCGCCGGGCGTCTGAGTACGAAGCCCGCGCGCAGAAGGAGGCGGAACTCCGTCGCCAGTCCGACATTGCGATGATGTCTCATTATGAGACGGGCCTGCGCAATAAGGAAAAGGGCATCCGCGCAGAGCTTTCCGAAGCCATGTCATTGGGGGACACTGAAAAGCAGATCGACCTCCAGACTGAACTCATGCAGGTCCGCAACGACCTGACCGGAGTTTCGGAATGGCGCAAGGAAGCTGAGCGGGAACAGGCGGAGCCGGTTCAGCCTGTGGCCCAACCCACGCCTCAGCAGCCGACGCTTGAGCCCCGCACGCGGGACTGGATCGCGGCAAATACTTGGTTCCAGCCGCAGTCTCCAGACTTTGACCGCGAGATGCACGAAGAGGCAACGACCTATGCGCGCAAGCTCGAACGTCGGTTTAAGGCAGAGGGCCGCGCTGAGGAAATCGGAAGCAAGCAATACTTCTCGGACATCGACAAGTATGTTCGCGGAGAGTTTCCGGAAGCATTTGAAGGGGCGGCTACGCCAAAAAGGGGAACCCCAAAAATGAGCAGGGACAACACAGTCGCCCCAGTTGCCCGTAGCGGGGCTCCGGGGCAGCCGTCACCAAATTCTCGCACGGTGCGTCTGACGCCAGACCAGCGTCGGATGGCACACAATATGGCGGACAGTGGCGCGTACAAGAAATCGAATGGTCAGCGTATGACGCATTCTGAGGCGGAAAAATATCACGCCACCTTCATCCTCAAGCAGAATAGGAAGTAATCACATGGCACGTACATCACGCATGGCCGAAAGCCGCACGGCCAATAACCGCAGCTCTGAACAGCGCGCTCAGCCTGAGACGCATTATCAGTCAAAGCTGTTTATTCCTCAGCAAAAAATCCCGCCCGAAATGACGTATGCATGGGTGCGCGAGACAACGCTGAATGAGCCGGATCCTGACAACATGACCGACCGCATGGTGCGCGGCTGGGCCCCCGTGCCTGCAAGCCGTCACCCAGAGATGGTTCCTCCGCCCCTACCGGGCAATGAGGGCTATGAGACAACGGTTATCCGGCGCGGTGGCCTGATGCTCTGTGAGCGGCCCACGCGCGACGTTGAGGCGTATCGTCAGGACCGCGATCTGGAGAACATTGAAATGCTTCAGGACGTGGCATGGACCGGGCAAAGCGACCCGAACCTTCCGCGCTTCGAAGACCGGGATAGCGGCGTATCCGTTGAGCGGGTAACGGCGTTTAAGGATTAAAAGACCGGCCACAGTTGCTCAAGCTCCTGACTGTGGACCAAACTTGCCCTCGTTCCTGTTGACATAGTCCGGGAACGGGGGTATTTTTATAGATACTCGATGGTGGTCACGTATCCACCAACAACCCGATGGTGGTCACGTACCCACTGAAGCGACCGATTGCCGTTACGTATCGGCAGAAACCTTTAACCGCATTTTGGAGAAATCCTATGTCCTATGGCACGAATGCGCCCAACGGCTTTCAGCCCGTCAAGAAGCTTGACGGCTCGGCATGGACCGGCGCGACAAATCCTTACCAGATCGCAAACACCTATGCGACTGCACTCTTCCGTGGCGATCCTGTCACGAACCTCGCTGACGGCACCCTCGGTGTCGGCGTTGCTGGCGCAACCTGCGTGGGCGTGTTCTGGGGTGTCAAGTACACCGACAGCACGGGCGTTGTGAAGTTCATGAACTACTGGCCGGGCAATCCGGGCGTTCTCACCGGCTCGACCGTTGAGGCTCTCGTCATTGACGATCCCAACACGGTGTTCTCCGTTCAGGAAACCAGCGGCACTGGCACTGCGGGCACCCCGCTTGCTCTTGCTGATCGTGGCCTGAACATCAACTTCCTTTACACTGCTGGTTCCACGGCGACAGGTACGTCTGCTGTGTCGATCAACAACGCGACGGAAGCCGACACAAGCACGCTGAACTGCAAGATCCTGCAGCTTGACCCGACTCCGGGTAACGCTGTTGGCGCCTATGCTAACTGGCATGTGACGCTCAACAACCACTTCTATCGTGGTGGCACGACCGGCATCTGATCGGCTCAGCAAGGAGATTTGAGAAATGGCTATTAATACAACCGCAATCCGCGACCTGCTCCGTCCGGGCTTGGCCGCTGTTTTCGGCGACTACCCCATGTATCCGGGTCAGTGGTCGGAAATCTTCGAAAAACACACGTCCGACAAGGCCGTGGAAATCGAAGTCGAAGTCAAGCTGCTTGGTCTGGCTCAGATCAAGGCAGAAGGCGCTTCGACGGCGTATGGCGAAATGGGTCAGCGTTATGTGACCAACTACGTCAACCGCTACACGTCGATTGGCTTCATCATCACCCGTCAGGCGATCAAGGACAACCTGTACCAGTCGTCGTTCCCTCTGCAGGCGAAGGCTCTTCGTCAGTCGATGGAACAGACCAAGGAAGTTCTGGGCGCATCCGTTCTCAACAACGGCTTCAGCGCAAACTTCCCCATTGGCGATGGCCAGCCGCTCTATTCGACGGCCCACCCCATCGACAACGGTACGGTTGCTAACACCTTCACGGTGCAGGCTGACTTGAACGAAACGTCGCTTCAGGATGCCATCGTTGGCGTTCAGCGTTTCCGTGATGCTGCGGGCCTCCGCATCATGACGAAGCCGACGAAGCTGATCGTTCCGGCTGAACTGCAGTGGACGGCGACCCGCCTGCTCCAGTCGCAGTTCCGCGTCGACACGGCGAACAACGATATTTCCGCGATCTATAACAACTCGGCGGTTCCGCAGGGTCATCGCGTTAATATGTTCCTGACGGATACCAATAGCTGGTATCTGCAGACGGACGCGCCGAACGGCTTCAAGTACTACGAGCGTGAAGCTCTCGAAACCGACGTCTACACGGACTTCGACACCGACAACCTCAAGGCGAAGGCCATTGAGCGTTACTCCTTCGGTGTTTCGAACTTCCGCGCAGGCTGGGGTTCGCAGGGCGCTTCGTAATCGGACTCAGGGGGTGGCTTCGGTCACCCCCTAACTTAGGAGAATACACATGACTCATTTCTCTGACGGTGTCCGGGCAGGTAGGAACTTCGCCAACAACGGCACGGCTTCGCTGCCGGGCGTCTTCATGTCGCCGATCAACGTCTACGACGTGGTTCCGGTCGCCTTGGATGCTGATGGGATCTGCGCTCAGCAGACGCTTGCTGCGGCAGGCAATGCTCTACTCAATGGCGCGTTGGCTTCCGGTGGCACCGTTACTCTTGACGTTCCTCGCAACGTCATCATTGACGCTGCTGGTGCAGCCACGGCTGTTCTGACGGTTACAGGCACAGACGTTTATGGTATTCCAATGTCGGAAGCCATTACACTGAATGGCACGACCGCCGTAGCTGGCAAGAAGGCTTTTAAGACGATCACGCAAATCGCAGCCTCGGCTGCTGCCACCGATTTCTTCGTTGGCACTGGTGACGTGTTTGGCCTTCCGATCCGCGCTGACAGCCGCAACTATGTGCAGACTGCTTGGGGTGGCGCATTTGTCACGACCGGCACGTTTGTAGCGGCAGTCACAACCAGTCCGGCAACCACCACGACTGGCGACGTTCGCGGAACTTTTGCTCCTGCTGACGCTGCCGACGCCTCTAAGCGGCTGACGCTTTGGGTATTTGTCGCTGACGACGATACTCAGACCGGCCTCTATGGCGTGACACAAGCCTAATGTTTGGGGCGGCTTCGGTCGCCCCATTCATATGGAGATTATGATGCGGGCGAAAAAAGACTTCCAATTTAAAGCCAAGCACAAGAGCCCTGCCGGCGGTCTTAATGAGGCTGGACGCAAGGCGTACAATGCAGCTACTGGCAGTAATCTGAAGCGCCCACAGCCTGAAGGCGGATCACGTCGTGATAGCTTTTGCGCCCGCATGAAGGGCATGAAGAGCAAGCTGACGAGCGCTAAGACGGCGAACGATCCGGACAGCCGGATCAACAAATCACTCAAAGCTTGGAACTGCTGACATGCGTGGAAAAAAGGAATCTCGCGTCAACGAGGCTGGTAACTATACGAAGCCGGGCCTCCGCGAGGGCCTTTTTAAAAGCATTAAGGCGCGCGAGACGCACGGTACAAAAGCTGGCCAGTGGTCTGCGCGCAAGGCGCAGCTCCTCGCCAAGCAGTACAAGTCAAAAGGTGGCGGCTATGCCGATTAGGAAGCCCCAGCAGTCTCTTAAAGACTGGACCAAGCAGGACTGGACCACGAAGTCCGGAAAGCCGTCCAGCAAGACTGGTGAGCGCTACCTTCCGAAGGCTGCCATTAAGTCGCTGACATCTTCTGAATATGCTGCTACAACGAGGGCGAAGAAGCAGGGGTCGGCAAAGGGCAAACAGTTTGTAAGTCAGCCTAAGGCCATCGCCAAAAAGACTGCAAAGTTTCGATAAATGAATTCTGGAGGCCATTGAAATGCGACCGATTGTTCAAACTCTCTCCGACGCATCGGGCGGAACCCTTAACGGCAATCCGATCCCGCTGGATTATTTTGCGAACCCGAACAACATCACGCTCAGCGTTCTTGTGACCGGCACCGCGACGTATACCGTGCAGTATACATTTGATCTGGTGCAGGCTTCAGACTGGACAGCAGCCACCGGAAACTGGGTGGATCATCCAAGCCTTACGGCGCAAACTGCGACGAAGGATTCGAACCTCGCGTACCCGGCTACAGCCGTCCGCATCAAACAGACGGCAGGCAGCGGCTCTGTCCGCTTCACTGTCATCCAAGCCGGCTATTAAGGAGTTATCGCATGATCGCCACCAACATTGACGGATCTGCGGCAAATAGCAGCAGCCAGTTGCTCGATCTCCTGACACTTGTTGCGAACCCTGACGCATACACTCAGAAGGTAAAAGCCCTTGAGGATTTGATTGCAAAAAATCAGGCGGTCGTCGACCTTGTTGGCCCGGCTTCCGATATCCTTTCGCTTCGTGAAGAAATTCGCTCAGACAAGCTGGCTGCCAAGCAGGCCATTGCTGACGCAAAAAACAAAGCTGCTGGCATTATCTCTGACGCTGAAGCTGCTGCTGCCAATATTGAATCTGCTGCACGCGCTGCTGCTGATGCTCTCGCGCTGGAAACAGAAGCTGCCAACACAGCGGCCAAGGCCAACGCTGCCGCAGTTATTGCTGCAGAAAAATCAGCTAAGGCCGCTGCAACGGAGTCAAGGAATCTTTCAGCCAAACTTAAAGATCAGATCGCCGACGCAGCCTCTGAAAAGGACAAAGCCATCGCGGCTGCTGCTGACGCAGAGCAGACGAAGCAGGACATTCTGGCAAAACATAAGGCCTTCATTGAAAGCCTTGCATAATGACAATTGCGCCGCACTCCGGCATTATTGACTTTGGTACGTTCACGCCGCCGACAGTCAGCAGGGATGGTATTCAGGGTGAAGTCCCTGCGCCCCTGATTGCAGAGATAACATACGTCCTCTCAGCCACTGGCTGGGTTCCAATGTCGGGTGGGGGTGGCGGAACAGTCACTATGGTTAGCGGGACCGGGACCGTCAATGGCATCACGCTGACAGGCACCGTTACCAACAGCGGATCCCTGACGCTTGGCGGCGCGCTCTCTGGCGTCAGTCTTACGACGCAGGTATCTGGCATTCTACCTGTGGCCAATGGCGGAACAGGTGCAATAACTTTGACTGGCTATGTCAAGGGTTCTGGCACAACGGCCCTTACTGCATCAGCGACAATTCCTGCTTCAGATATTAGTAGCGGTGCGGCGCTGACCAAAACTGATGACACGAACGTCACTCTGACCCTTGGCGGAAGCCCAACGACGGCGCTGCTTTCAGCAACTTCCATTACTGCTGGCTGGACAGGGCAACTTTCTGTGGCACGCGGTGGCACTGGCGCGGCGACCCTGACTGGCTATGTTAAGGGAACTGGCACTGCTGCTCTTACGGCATCATCAACTATCCCAGCGTCCGACATCGGAAGCGGTGCGGCTCTAACTAAAACAGATGACACCAATGTCACCCTTACGTTAGGTGGAACTCCAGCATCAGCACTGCTAGCTGCTACATCGATCACTGCCGGATGGACCGGACAGCTCTCGGTAGCCCGTGGCGGAACTGGCGCATCTACTCTGACTGGGGTCGTCATCGGCAACGGCACATCGGCATTTACGACTGTCACAGCCCCATCAGGCGACATCGTTGGAACGACTGACACGCAGACTCTGACGAATAAGCGCTTAACGCCTCGCGTCCTTGCCTCAACTGCAGATAGCGCCACACCAACGCTGAACACTAATAATTACGACATGATGGTGATTACTGGCCAAACTGTGACAATCACGTCATTTACTACAAACCTTTCTGGAACTCCCACCAACGGCCAGAAGCTTTGGATTTCCATTACGGGAACTGGCGCGATTGCGATAACTTGGGGCGCTTCATTTGAAGCATCGACAATTGCGTTACCAACCACTACCGTGACTACCAACCGCCTTGATGTCGGTTTTGTATGGAATGCAGCCACATCCAAATGGCGTTGTGTGGCAACCGCATAGGAGGCGTAAATGACCGATCAAGTCGCAACGCGGTGTGCTGTGGTTGATGCAAATGGCCTTGTGGTCAACGTCATCATCTGCCTGCCTAGTGACTTACCCCCAGATGGTTGCACATTGATTGAAGTGATGAACGATCAACGCTGTGGTCCAAATTACAAGTGGGACGGCATGGAATTTATCTATGGCGACTAAAACGCTTCTTTTTACATCTGGGACATCGTTTGTGATGCCAGCAGATTGTGACCCAACTGTTCCGATCAAAGTCATTGCTATTGGTGGCGGCGGCGGTGGCGGTAAAGGCCACTTTGGCACAACATACTATGGCGGCGGTGGCGGCGGCGGTGGCGGTGCGGGTATTTGGGAAGGGACCGTTTCGCCCGGTCAAACGTGCTACATCGTTATTGGCGCAGGTGGCCGTGGAGGCTATGCAGCAATCACACCTTTTGCAGATAATGGTGGGTTTTCATATTTCGACCCAATAGCGCCGGTTTACCCATCTAATATTGCAGCAGGCGGCGTTGGTTGCATTGGGGAGGGCGGGTTTGGTGGTGTAGCTTACACTGCTGCTAGTGGACCACTTGGCACTGGGTCCGGTGGTGGCTTTTACTCATCAAGTGCTTCTGGTGGATCAAATGGTGGTAACGGAAACGCTGGTCTAACTGTAGGCGGCGGAACTGGCGGCGGTGCTGCTGCGCGTTGGAACGGGACCGTAACATCTACAGGCGGGTCCAGTGGTTCGCACACGGCCACAGGTGCATCAGGTGGTGGTGGTGTCGCAGGATCATCAGCAAACGCCACTGGAACCACGGCAACAGCAGGCGGCAATGGTTCAAGTGGGGCTGGCGGCGCTGCTGGCACGGTATGGGGAACTGCTGGCGTAGCAGGCACAAACGGCGGCGGAGGCGGCGGCTCATTGGGCCGCACAACAAGCAACGCAGCAGCAAGCGGCGCTGGTGGCGCAGGCGGTGCTGGGACGGAAATTGCCATTACGGCAGGCGGAACAGCAGGTTCTGGCGGCGGCGGCGGCGGTTCTGGTGGCTATGCCAGCACCCTTTCAGGCGGCGGTTCTGGTAATGGTGGCAATGGCGGTCTTTATGGTGCCGGTGGCGGTGGCTCCGGTGGTAGCCGCCCAAGTGCTGGCGTGACTGGCAACGGTGGCAATGGCGCACAAGGGTGTGTCATTGTCATATACACCGTGGCCTCACCTGTATCTGCAAACACAGGTGCCTTCTTCCGTCTTTTGTGGCCGTGATCAGCATGATTGTAAATCATTCCAGCCCGGTGTATACGGGCGGAAGCTTGCAGTGAGGCATAGATGACAACCAGCGGAACATACGATTTTGGCTCCTCTGAGCAGATCGATATCATCACTGAGGCGTTTGAGCGCGTTGGCCGTAACCCTGCGTCCCTGTCATCTCAGGACATTGAGAGTGCGCGCCGCTCGATCAATTACCTTTTTGCGGACTGGTCGAACGACGGGCCCAACCTGTGGGAAGTCGACCTCGTCGTCCTGCCGCTGCTTGCCGGGGTACAGAGCTACACACTCGATGTCGAGACTGTGTCGATCCTTCAGGCGTACACTCGCGTCACTTCTGGTGGGATCAACAACGACATCCTGATCCAGCCAATCAGCCGCAGCGAATACGCGGCGATCCCGAACAAGGCTCAGTCCGGGGCTCGGCCATTCCAGTATTACTTTCAGCGCACGTCCATTCCGACACTGTTCCTGTGGCAGGTTCCTCAGGATACCAGCGTCACGCTTCGCTACTATCGTATGAAGATTCAGCAGGACGCCGGCGCGATGACGAACTCGCTCGACGCGCCGAATCGCTGGATGGAAGCCATTGCTGCAGGCGTTGCGGCCAAGCTGGCGACCAAGTTCGCACCTGATCGCCTTCAATATCTCCGGGGTGAGGCCGATGTCTCTTACACCCGTGCCAAGGCTGAGGACCGCGAGAAGGTTCCACTGCGCATCACCATTGATCCTTGGAGCTACTGATGCAGTACGGCTTTGGACGCGGGAAAAAATACAGGGACCAGCCCACCTTCGACGCGAAGTCGCCGCACGGTCTTGCGATCTGCGACGGCTGCGGCTTCATGGTCCAGCACACTGAGCTTCGCGAGAAGAAGGACTATCGTGGCGGCAGCACTCCTGTCGGCCTGAGCCTGCGCGTTTGCGCTTCGTGCGATGATGTTCCGCAGCCATATTATCGTCGTTTGCTGCTTCGCCCGGATCCTGTCCCGTTAAAGAATCCGCGTCCCGATACGCAGGATGCGACGACCAACGCGCAGACTGCTGCGGCTGATATTCAGTCGGACATTCTCAACATTTTGTACGGATTGGCATAATGGCAAATGTAAAAATTTCAGCGCTTCCTGCTGCATCAACCCCATTAGGAGGCACTGAACTCCTTGAGTTGGTGCAATCTGGCGTAAGCAGCAAAGTTTTAGCACGCGACGTTGCCGCTTCAGCTATCAACGTCCGTACCGTTGCCACTGGAGGCACTGGTGCTGCAACGCTCACAGGCTACGTCAAGGGTAACGGCACGTCGGCGATGACGGCTGCTGCGACTGTCCCATTCTTGGACCTTGCTGGCCGCGCCTTCGGTCAGCCGATAAGCACCGCTGATCAGACTGGTAACACAGCCGCAGCCACTGCTGTTACGTTTAATACTGATTTAACAGGCACTGGGGTCAGTGTCGCCTCCAGTACGCGGATCACATTGGCTGAGGCTGGAACCTATATGTTCTGCCCGTCCATCCAGCTTGCGAACTCGGCTGCAGCCGACCATGATGCTACCCTCTGGTTCCGCAAGAATGGAACCAATATCGCCAACTCGGCTACAGTCATTACAGTTCCAAAAGTGGCGGATGGCGGGGCCCACCTGTTCAGCTTGACGTTTTTTGATACTGTTACAGCAGGTCAGTATATTGAAATTATGTGGCTCCCTGAAAACGTGGCGGTAACAGTCGAGGCTACAGCAGCCGGTGCTATTGCGCCTGCCATTCCATCAGTCATCTGTCCTGTGATGCGGATCGCATAATGATCGAGCAGCTCATCTGTCGCGTGTTTCACGCCCGCAACGCAGCACACTTCTTTCACTGGCGCGCGACCGGCGCTGGCAGCTTCTCCCTACATCAGGCGCTGGGCTCGTTCTACGATGATGTAATCGATGCGCTGGACCCTCTGGTCGAGGCCTATCAAGGCGCGTTCGATCTCATCGGGACCATCCCTGCCCCGGAGACTGGCGGCGACATCTTGTCGATCCTTCAGGGGGATGCGGATTGGATTGAAAAAAATCACGAAGCCATCTGCAAGGGAAACCGTGCAGTGGGTAACCTGATCGACACGCTGACGGCTGTGTACCTCTCCACCATCTACAAGCTGAGGAACCTCAAGTGATGGACGCCACCACAACCTTCACCATTCTTGGCTTTATCATCACTGCCCTCAGTTTCATCGGGGCGCTGATAACCGTTTGGGTCAACCTCACCAACAAGCTGACACTCCTTGAGGCCCGGCTTGGCTTTGGAGACGAGAAGTTCAACGCCATCGACAAGAAGTTTGACGAGGTGATGATCCACCTTCGCCGCATCGAGGACAAACTAGATAATAAGGCAGACAGGTAATGAGCTTCTGGGATAGGTTTGAAAGCACCCGCGACGGCGTTGAGGACACCATTGAGTTCACGATCCGCATGGCCGTGACCACACTGGCCTGCGTCATCCTTGTGGTTGTCATTGCGATGGTTGTCGGCCTGTTCATGCCCAAAGACGTTGTGGACAGCGATAAGGTGTTCGAGATCATCGGCCCCGCCTTCAACACGGTTGTCGGCGCGTTCGTCGGCCTGCTGGGCGGTCTGAGCCTCAACGCCAATGCGCGTGACAAGGAAGCGCCACTGGAGCTGACGCAGGTTGCCCCTGAGCCAGAACCGCAGCCCCCGCTGCCGGAACCTATCGCACCGCCGACGCATGAACCTCCGCTGCCGGAAGTCGAAGACGACGACATGGCCCCTTGGGAGAAGTATCGTCACGACCTGCGCTGGGACACCAACGGCGACGGCGTGGTCGATCAGGACGACTTCCCCGACTGGCGCAACTCGGCGGCGTAAATGGCAGGCAACCTTTCCACCGTTGAACTAATCGGCCAGCTTTGGCCGCTCGTTCTTGCGTTCATCTCGCTGGTGATCATCCTCGCGAAGATGGACGTGCGCCTTGCTGTCGTTGAGGAAAAGATCAAGACGCTCTTTGAGCTTTGGAATAGTCGGAAGGACGACAAGTGAGCCTGATTGAACTTCAGAAAAAGATCGGAGTGACAGCAGATGGTGCGTTTGGTCCGGGAACTTTCAAGCGCGGTGCTGCTTTTTATAAGCTATCACCAAATCGCGCTGCACATTTTTTTGCTCAAACGGCGCATGAAAGCGGGGGCTTCAAGACGTTCAGCGAGAACCTCAACTACAGCGCCAAAGGGCTTCGCAACACGTTTGGTAAGTATTTCAAGACTGACCTCGACGCT